TGAAGGTGTTGCACTACCGTTATGCTACATTACCATATAGAAACACACTATGCCACGCTCTGAACCTGGACTCTTAGTAATGTGTTTTTATATGGTAGGGGCACAGAGAATCGAACTCTGATTTACGGGTTAAAAGCCCGCTACTTTACCATTAAGTTATACCCCCGCATAGTCCGTATTAAGTTGATTTACTGTGCCAACTCGGACCATACGGGTTCCGAGCGACACTAACGTTTAGCACGTTTCATGTCATTCTCCTTGTTTAACTTCTTTCTTCTGAGCTTGTCGCTCTGCCTTCCAAAATACTCTCTTCCAATCTCGAAGATGTTTCCACCATTGAGGACTGGCAGTAAGCTGTCCTTTTCTTTTGTGTGCCATAGTATAACCTCACTTTAAATTTTTGTCAATAAAGTAAATTAGTACTACAAGCATGAGTAAAACTGCGATCGCCCCATTTTGTTTTCTCCTTAATGAACAGTTAGAAAATTTTTCCTAACAATACTGCAACACCATAAAGTACAATCATAATTGTTGCGATTCCAACACCAAGCAGTATCCAATAGGATACTATCAGTAAAATCGTAGTAGTAATCATAAAAACATTTTTATCCTCTAAAGGTACAGCTGGCTGTAATTCTATAGTTGTCAATATTAATTTTATTAACGATTTGTTCTTTAGCTTTTAAACAACTTTCGTGATCACCAAATCTAGCGTGTATGCTACCTCCACTAGTATTTGCTCCTGGGATGGTACTCCACATAGTTATTATCAATAACCACATACTATTCTTCCTATATCTGGAGCGGGATACCAGAATCGAACTGGTGACTAGACCTTGGCAAGGTTTCGTTTTACCATTAAACTAATCCCGCATTAGATGGTACACCGTAGGGGAATCGAACCCCTCTTCCTACCGTGAAAGGGTAGTGTCCTAAACCGATAGACGAACGGTGCATAAAACTTGGAGCACCAGGCAGGATTTGAACCTGCGGTTTTACAGTTTTGCAGACTGCTGCGTTGGGCCTCTCCGCCACTGGTGCATAAAAATAAATTGTACGACAAATATTTCTACTTGTCAAGTAAATTTGGTACCCCTCCCCGGACTCGAACCGGGATACATAACACTCCTTTTGAGAGAGCTGCCTTTACCAATTTGGCCAGAGGGGCATTGCTCAATCAGATCCTCAACAGTTCTACACTCTGTATCACCTCGTAGCTTATAGCTCGTAGGACTTCCTGTTGCCAGGGGCTAATGCCTTGGATCTAAATTTGGTGCGAGTGGTCGGAGTCGAACCGACACGCCCGAAGACGGGAGATTTTAAGTCTCCTGTGGCTACCATTACACCACACTCGCAATTTGGTGCTGCCTGTTGGAATCGAACCAACTTCCACGGTTCTTCAGACCGCCGCTATGACCACATCAGCTAAAGCAGCATTTTGGGGTGAAGTGGGGAATCGAACCCTCTCTTACTGTTTCACAGACAGCCGTGCAACCACTACACTAACAACACCATTGATTGGCCGGCCCGGAGAGATTCGAACTCCCGACAGCTGGTTTCGAAGACCAGAACTCTTCCACTGAGCTACGGGCCGATATATTAACACACCAGCCACCGTCAAAGGACAATGCCGCGGGTCAGACCCTAAGGATTATATCCGTTCTTTCACTGATGTGTTAATATATTGGTGCTCAAGAGCAGGATCGAACTGCTGACCTCTTTCTTACCAAGAAAGCGTTCTACCACTGAACTACAAGAGCAGTATGGCTGAGGTGCCTGGACTCGAACCAAGAACGACAGAGTCAAAGTCTGTTGAGTTACCAATTACTCCACACCCCAATAAATGAATTGTAGCCTAGCGCCTTCAGAATTATCGCTAGTGTTCAGACACACAGAGCCGGACTTCCTTGTGTCGAGACTTCAAAGGCTTGTTACTTGGGATAATGAGCCAGACGCTACCACTACAGCTACCATCCTTCCGGATGGCGGGGAGTCGAACCCCCTTCTGCTTTACATTGTATTAAGTTTCGAACCTCTCTACGATGTGCTTTTCTCTTGCTAACGCTACAAACTTGGCGTACCCTGAGGGATTTGAACCCCCACCAACGGTTTTGGAGACCGGTATGCTGCCGTTACACTAAGGATACATGTTTGGTGCCTCCACCACGAATTGAACGTAGAATAGCCGGTTATCAGCCGACCGTTATACCATTTAACTATAGAGGCAGTTTTAAATTTAGGCTAGAACTTCGATGTCTTCGTCGAAGAGTCGATCAGCATCAATGAAAGGAATTATAGTTTTTTCGACTACAGTTTCAAATGCTAGTTTCCAACCATTGTCGGACAGAGTTTTCATCCCTGTTGAGAAATAGGGTTTTGCAGACAAATAATTTTGAAAATATCTTGCTCGATGAAGATCTTCAGAATAATATTCATAGATAGCTGTTTTGGATTCGGAATCAAATGATATGTTTTTTAAATTTTTGATCCAACCCTGTTTAATGCAAAACTTAAGATCTTCTAAAAAAGAGTTTCTTTCAGATCCAACTAAAATCATACCTAAATCTTCAAAGTCCTTGAAAGATTCTATTTCAGTCGATGAATTTTGTATTGTGATTTTAATTGCTATCATAGTCCAAATATCCTTATTTGATGAAATATTTAGCTAAAATCTTGGTGGAGCCTGAAGGAATCGAACCTAATTGCCAGCCACCCTACATATTAAGGCAACGGATTTACAGTCCGCCGTAGGGATCAAGCTCCATAATTTGTAACACTCTCCGCTATGCTTTTAGACGCCGTCGCAGGGCGAATGAAGAGTGTGTATTAAAGCAGACTACTCATTAACTTGACTGCTCGGCAATCTGCTTTAATACGCTACCATTTTACGCATCTAGGTTATCGCCCTAGACTTACCATCCGGTAGGCCGCCCACATTAGTAGCAGGATGTTTTGAGTGCCCTGCAGGGTCGCGTTCCCTATCGCACTTTACTGCTGAACATTACGCATCAGTATGCCACAATGGACAAGCCTTTAAAGCATTATAATGCGCTTCTGCTCTTTCAAACTTATCTTGAATAAGTTTGCGAGTCTGTTCTTCTGTTAGTCGAAAAGCAGAATCGTAAGCCTGTTCAACAATTTTTTCTTTAATTTTTGTATAATCTATCTGTTCCATTCTTTCCTTTACATAAACAAAAACCCCAGGGTTTTTAATCCTGGGGTCCTTTTGAAGTTTTGTGTAGTTTTGTTTTACGCTACACGATCCTCCACGGACCCCGGTTTTCCTAGACGATCATTACCTAGACTAATTGTCTCGCATGACCAATAGGTGGGCATAAAGCCTGCCTGTTTGGCTATGGAATTAAATTGTCTATGTAACGATACTGGTTTCATTTACTTGTTTTGTCCTTAAATTCATACCGCTTTTTACAGCGTATATGTCATATTGTACATTCTTTTTTCTAGGGTGTCAAGAACTTTTTTACCAAAATTTCCTAACTTCCAAATTCAATTGTAGCGTTTTTATTTATGTCTGTCAAGAAATATTAGCAGATAATGTGGCATTTTTGCAACATTTACAAAATTGCAACTGCTATCTTCCATCCCTTAGATCTAGCACAATCAAACACTTCTTTAAATTCACTGCTAGTATATAGTCGGTCTTCTAACGCTGTCAAGTCATTTGTGGCAAATACCTGAGTAATTTCTTGGGTTTCTTTATTGAATCGATTGTATGTGTGTAATACAACACCTTCGTATTCAAGTTCTAACACAGTCTTGCCGACCTTTTCTAATAACTTCGATCCAATGTCGCTGTAGAGTTTTTCTAGAGCCGAGCTCGAATCATTAAATTTATAACTAATGTTTGATATAATTACAGAAGATTTTATCATAGGAACTTTATTAGATCATTAAATTTAGGCTTTTGAGTTCTGTTGATATCGATCTCTAACTCGGGATCAGTGTTTGAGTAATCATATCCAATCCTTTTACCTGACTGATCATAGATGCCTCTGCGTACTCTTTGATCGGCAGTGGCGTATCCTAAGCCTAACATCATTGTACAGACAACATCGGACCTATGTAGATATTTTGAAATCTCAGCGCCGTTAAAGGTTGCATTGAATCCAGTAGCTAATCCTAGCTCTGCTGCTGCGCACATGGCTGTTGTTGCACTTACTATAGTATCTACTCGATTTCTAAGGTTAAGATCTTCTAGATCATTATGGTTTTCTTTTTTTGAAAGGTATAGTAACAGCACCGGAGCAAGAACTTGACCGTTGAATCTTTTATCATCTGCACCGTCTTTGGTTAGTGCTCCTTCAAAGCACCAGGTATTCTCATCATAGAGCCATTGTTTAAACTTTTTTCCTTCCTCGCTATCAGTTACAGCTAGAATTTCATACCGATATACGCCTTGCTTAGATGGGGCGAGATAAGCTGCTTCTAATACAGCGTTGATTTTTTCCGGTTCGACGGGTTTAGGATCCCACCACTTTGCTGTGAAGCGGTGCTTTAAATGTTCCTTGAGCATTAAAATTTTCCAATGGCCATCTAGGCAATAAACTTAATTGTTGGAAAAAACGAAATACATCTAATTTCCAAACAGTCTGTTCGATTCCTCTATATAAAATAGTCCCGCAGTTTTTTAATGTACCTATTTTTTCTAAGGCTGGGCAATAGATATTATGCACCAGTCGTTGGGAACCAGTTTTAGATTCGTTACTGGTAATATATAGATTATTTTGAGGTTTTGCCCAACCTATACATTGAGGAATGAAATATTGTGCAGTGATATTTTGATGTTGTTGTATTGTTTTTGATACAGTTCTTAAATATCCGTCAGGGGTTTGATCAGTCAGCACACAGGTTCTAGCACAAATTCTATAACTGTTTGGGCCCATCTCGTCGAAACTATGAGCTGCAACAGAACCCACTGCTTGATCTTTATAATAGAGTATCCATACTTGTTTTTCTCTTTCGTTATCGAGAGAATCGACCAACATTTTTTTACTGCTGTTGTTGTGATATCCCTTTTCTTCTGCACGACGATAAAAGTCAGTGAGATCTAAGTCATCTGAATATGTTGTTATACTATACATTTTTAAAATAAGGTCCAAAAATTTCTAACGATCTGGTCCAATCTAATCTTTTAGACGCAGATTTTTCTTTTAAAACTATACTTACACACCATCGTGGGTGGTCTGTGGGATTCTTGACATCATGCAGTACGCTTACATTTACAAGACTAGGCTTTCCTACTCTTGCTGAATATACAAGATCACAGTCTTCTCTAGCGCAATCCCAATAAAGACCACCTATTGGATTATCTTGTTTGATTAACTCGGTTCCCGGTTTAGGCAAATACCAATTCATCCAGGTTTCGCCTTGGTCGTAGATCCAATTTATCTTAGAGCAATTAGGAGGATCGATCTCATCGCTGTGTAAAAATATTCCACTGTGTGGTGCCGAATAAAAAATTTCCGAATATCTAATTTCTAAATCGTTAGCATCCACCCAATTTAAAAATTCGTCGGCGAGGTCTTCCGCTGGCAGATAAAATTGAGCAGCAGGTTTATCCTTGACGTCTAATTTGTCAAAATAATTAAGATCTTTTAAGATGTAATCTTGACCTATATCAAGATCTACGAAATATTGATTCATTCAAGATCCTTGCGTAGAAAAGATATAATTAACACTCCTCGGCTTTTAGAGCTTCGGTTATAAACCCAATGAGTGATACTCTCATCAAATACATTAACATCTCCATTTTTCATTATACGTTTTTCGTCGCCAACACCAATAGCACATTCACCGTCCTCGGCAGCATCGATTACTAGATGATATTTAATAACAGTAGTACTCCAATCTTCTACTACTGTCTCATCGTGATCTTCATGTGGTGGTATTTCGCTGTTTGCTGACAGTTTAGAAAAGGTAGCTAAAAGAGGAGTGACACCTAAGTTTTGTAAAATTTCTATAGTCTTAGATGTTCTATCTTGCCATGGTTTAAATTTATACATCAAAGGATATACCTGCCAGTGTTCATCGTTATTCTGAGCACCTTTGAGTAAATTTTCAATTCCATACCTTATAGAAGTATAATCATAAAAGTCTTTAGGATCAATAGAAAGATATTCGTTTCGTATGTGATCGAAATTATCTTTTAGATATTGAATGTTAATTTTTTTTGAAGGTTCTAAAAACATTATAATAAAGTCTCGCAGTCTGTGATATCTAATTTTAAAACATCGTCGGCCCATATATTGCCATAAATGTGTATTCTATCTGAATTGCCACGATTGTCTGTGCTGTGTAGATAAGTTGTATTAACTAGATAGCACCAACCGTCTGCAGGAAGATTTATTTCTCGACCGTCGATTATAAACATCGCCTTTGAATTAGTTAGTATAGGAATATGAAATCTAAATTTATCAGTGCCATCTTGATGTTCAGGAAGTCTAGTACCAGGTGTATGGATAGCGACCTGCACATCATGAGGAGGAATAGGCATATTTTCTAATATTTCAAGACCATACCCAGTAAGACATTCTCTTGCTCCAAGTCCTTCTTTAAACATCTGGGTATTCCTTGGCATGACAGTATCAAATTCCGGCTTGGCGATATATCTCATCCAAGGAACAGGACCTTTGGTATCATCTCCCCAAGTTAGCATAATCCATGAACTATCATTCTTTAGAAGATTTCCTGTCTTTTCATTAGCGTCATACTTCCACATGTGTTTATGTTTTCCGTATTCCCACTTCCAGTCTCCATAATTTTTGATCAAATCGTCATACCATGCGACTAATTTTATCATATCTACCGGAAACCATCGTTTGATTATCCACCCTGTTTCGACTACAGGATAGTCAAAGATACAATCGACTTCTTTGGCTAAAGGATTATTCATGAGGATAATTTTTGCAGTAGTTCTTCTATAGTGGCTGTTTTTTTAAATTGTAAGGATATAGAAGTTCGTATTTCGGGAGCCACAATCAAATGCGGAACGCTGGTGTTTATCAAACAAGGTCCGCGATTGTTCCATATCGCTGCTGGGGTTATGTTAGTAACATCGACGGGAATGTAGGCTTGGACGTTTTCGGTTTTCCATTCTTTGTCTGCATCATTTCCAAACATCACAGTTTTATCTACATCGGGCATATCATAAAATCGAACGTCACTTTGATTATTATTCATAGTGAAATTAAATGCTGCTGGTAAAATTTCACCTTCTGCATTGCAATCTATATGGGCGATATGAGGATCTTTGCACAACCAAGTCCAAACTAATACTTTGGCTACTTCGAGATCTTTTTCATTTAAAAAATTTAAGAACTGCGGAGTTAAAACTTCGGCAGGTAATTCTACTTTATCTACAAAATTATCATCTACAGGTACGCAGTCGATGATTTCAACACAAGATGGATCGATAAGATCATCAATATCAAAAGGAATAAGGTCTTGAACTTCTTGACAAAATGGTAGCATAAAATATTTATTCACCTTTCTTTTACTGATATATATCATATGTTCCCTTTCTCTGATTTAAAATTGGTAGAAGTTGAAATAACTTCAAGATGTCAAGCCAGCTGTCCTATGTGTGCCAGAAATATACATGGCGGCCCTGTTAATCCTAATTTAAAATTACAAGATTGGACCTTAACTGATTTTAAGAGAATATTTTCCGATGAATTATGTACGCAAATAACAACTGTAAGATTCTGTGGCAGCTTTGGAGATCCCGTAATTAATCAAGACCTTTTAGAAATGTGTCAGCATCTAAAAGATTTAAATCCAAAATTAGCAGTTAGATTACATACCAACGGTAGTGCTAGATCCATCGAGTGGTGGAAAGATTTGGCTATAGCATTACCAGAAGATCATTTGATTACTTTTGGCATAGATGGCCTAACTGATACACACAGCCTTCATAGGATCGGAACTGACTATAATAAAATTATCGAAAACGCCCAAGCATTCATACAAAACAATGGCAAAGCCGAATGGTGCTTTATTAAATTCAAACACAATGAGCATCAGATAACTCAAGCACAGTTGTTAGCGAAAGAATACGGATTTGTTTCCTTTGCTGTTAAGAATAGTATTAGATTTAACGGAGAACCGTATCCAGTCATTGATAAAGATAGTAATGTATTGTATAATATAAATCCTCCTTCAGACAACGTTGTTAAATTTGTAGATAAAGATCTGTTAAAAGGATTTGACAAATGGTTTGAGGAAGTTAAAGTTGATTGCCACGTTTTGAAAAATAAAGAAATTTATATAGATTCTCAGCAACACATGTATCCTTGTTGTTGGATTGCATCGGCTCCGTATCTATATCATGATCCGGTTGATATTCTTTATTCATATAAACAGAGAGCCACTGAAGAATTCTACGATGTATTAGATAGTCTCGGCGGGTTTAAATCTATTGATCTTACAAACAAAACAGTAAAACAAGTATTCGAAATGCCAGAATGGCAGTCTGTTTGGCAAACTCATTGGAATGATAAAATCTTAGTTTGTGCTAAAAACTGCGGAAACAGTAAATTAACTAAGCCTAAAGATCAGGTAATATTGAAAGTAAATGTTTAAGTTCTCGGAATTAAAATCTATACACGTAGAATTAACTAATAACTGTCAAGCCAGTTGTCCTATGTGTGCAAGAAACGATCACGGAGGGTTACCAAATCCTAATATCGTAATCAATGAATTATCTCTTGATGATTTTAAACAAATATTTTCTACTGAAGTTTTGACACAAATAGATCATCTTTACTTCTGTGGTAACTATGGAGATCCTATACTATCAAAAGATCTCTTACATATTTTAGAATATTGTACGACCACTAACTCTAATTTACAAATTGATATACACACAAACGGCAGTGCTAGAACATTAAAGTGGTGGCGGAGTCTGTTTCGTGTGTTACCTAAAAAACATTGTGTTCATTTTGCCTTAGATGGTTTATCAGATACCCATCATTTGTATAGAATAGGTACAGATTTTGATCGAATTATTGAAAATGCGAAAGAATTTATTACCTGTGGTGGAACAGCAGAATGGGTTTTTCTTTCTTTTAAGCACAATGAACATCAGGTTCATGAGGCTAAAAAGTTAGCCACCGCTTTAGGATTTAATTCTTTCAGTCATAAGGCTACTGGACGCTTTTTAGAAAAACCTTGGTTCGATGTCTATGATAAAGATGGTAAAGTAACTTACAAGATAGAACCCCCCGAGGAACACAAAATAACATTTGTCAAAAAAGAAGTAATTGAAAACTACAGACAACATGTAGCACAAGCAGAAATACATTGCGGAGTTCTGAAGACCAAGGAAATTTATATAGATGCACACGGTCATATATGGCCCTGTTGTTTTATAGGCGCTGTTCCTTACACCTATGCTGCATTATCGGAAATAACTCATACCTATCATAAAGAAACCAAACAAGAAGTTAAAGATCTCGTTTCTTATATAGGCAGTAATAATCTCAGAGATCGATCTATTAAAGAAGTAATCGATAGCACTCAGTGGCAGGAAGTCTGGAACAAATATTGGGCTGACAAAAAGTTAGCCACTTGTGCTAGAACCTGTGGTAAGTTCCCAGAAAAGATAATCACCCAATACGGTGATCAATTTTTAAAAACCGAGGAATTCAGTGAATAACATTTATTGGTTACAACCAGAAGATACTAAGCTAGGACATTGGCAGCGTAAAGTCAAAGACCTTAGCGGAAGCGATACCTATTGTGTGCTTCCATGGATCCACTTTGCCACTCGACCCAACGGAGACATGCGACTTTGTTGTAACTCAAACAGTAGCGGTGCAGGGTTTGATCACGAAATTGGACTAGTTAAAAATGAAACAGGTCGTCCTGCTAACTTTGGAAAAGAAACTCCAATGAGCGCATGGAACAATGAGTACATGAAGTCTGTGCGTACTACGATGCTAGAAGGGAATATTCCTAGTAGTTGTAAAAAATGTTTTGATGAAGAAAGCAAAGGTGTCGTATCAAAACGTATGTGGGAAACTGGTACCTGGGTTGAAGAAGGTATAGACATTCCCGAGTTAATCAAACAAACTCAAGAAGACGGCACAGTTCCAGAACAGTTAGTCTATCTAGATCTAAGACTTGGACATACTTGCAATTTAAAATGTATTATGTGTAGTCCCCATGACAGCAGTCAGTGGGCAGCTGATCACAAAAAAGTATTTCCGTTATTTCAACATCCTGAATTAAAAAAACAGATGGCATGGGATAGAAAAGACTTTAACAATTTTTGGCATGAGAATCCAGACTTCTGGAAAGAAATGTATGCTCAAATTCCGAATCTAAAACAAGTTTATTTTGCCGGAGGCGAGCCTTTAATGATTAAAGAACACAAACTGTTCTTAGAAGAAATTATTAGACAAGGCTACGCTGACAAAATATTGGTGCGGTACAATACCAACGGTCTTCTTATAGACGATGAAATTATTAATCTATGGACTCAATTTAAAAAAGTTAAAGTGGGGTTTAGTATTGATGCTGTAGGGGATCGAAACTATTATATTCGTTATCCCAGTGACTGGGATACCATTGTGCAAAATTTGCACAAGCTAGACAATACTCCAAACAACATACAGGTCAGCATTGCTACCGCTATTCAAATTCTAAACATCAAACACTTGCCTGACTTTGCTCGCTGGAAGGTATCACAAAATTTCAAGAAAGTTAATTTTGAAAATGTCACAGGCGGAATCGAAGCAGGCGGCGGAATATTCAACATGCACCTGCTTTACATTCCTACATTCTTAAGTATCAGATGCTTGCCTGCGGAAGATAAAGCAGAAGTTCGAGAAAGTTTTGCAAGGTTAGCTAATTGGTTACATGAAAACTATCGACAGAATCAGGACTTTTGGAAAACTAATCCCTATGGTTGGCGTCGATGGAAGGCAGTATTAGATTTTATGGATGGTGAAGATCATACACATCTACTGCCCGCATTTAGAGAATATATTTCTACTATGGACGCAGAGAGAAGATTGAACTTCAAAGAAACGTTCCCGGAACTAAAACATTTATTATGAGTATAATAGCAGTAGATCCCAATTCCGGAAAAGATACTCTTTACTTACAGTATCAATTTACAAATACCTGTAATTACAAATGCTGGTATTGTTGGCCAGAAAGTCATGCTGCCACTCATCGTTGGCCTGATCTAGAATTAGTAAAAAAGAATCTCAGCCATTTGATCAATCATTATAAATCAAATGGAAAGAAAAAAATTGTTATTAATCTAACGGGTGGCGAACCCACCCTTTGGCCCGACTTAAACAAGTTTATAAAATATTTCTACGAAGAACATGATTGTAATTTTAGTTTAATTACTAACGGTTCGAGAACATTAAGCTGGTGGCAAACTTATGGAAAATACTTTGATAGGATCACTATAAGCGTTCATCATGAAAGCTGTGATACGGAACACATTAATCGAATCGCGGATTGTGTTTATAAACAAGGAGTAATAGTAGAAGCTCAGGTATTAATGGATCCATATCATTGGGATAAATGTAAAAATTTAATAACTGATCTTAAAAACAGCAAATACCGTTGGATGATTTCGGTCAAAGAGATATTAGTTGAAAATCAATTAATTTATAACAACGATCAGAAAAAGTTTTTAGAAAAGTCCGTAAAAAGAAAACCAAATTTCTTCTATCATTTTTTTAACAACAAATTAGACAATAAAAAATTTACAGTTACTCATGAAACAGGTTATACTGAAAAGATAGATTACAACACTATCATCGTCAATGACTGGAATCATTTCAAAGAGTGGGAATGTAATCTAGGAGTTGATAGTATCTTTATAGACTTTGCAGGAAAAATATCCGGCACCTGCGGAGAATTTTTATACGGCGAACCCTCTTATCATAACTTACACGAATTGAATTTTATAGAGAAATTTAATCCTACAATAAAACCAGTGATTTGTACCAAAGAGGGATGTTATTGTAGTCCAGAAGTAAATCTTAAGAAACGAAAAATTATACCGATTGTACCTGCTTTGTTATTGGAATATCCGCTGCACAGGTACAGTGGTCTCTAGTACAAATAATAGGGCCGGTCGGAACAATAAATGTTCCTTGATATATATTTCCTAAGCTACCTCCTACTCTACAGGTAGCACGATGGACATCTCCATCCCAGTTAATCATTAAACTTTCAATGCCTGCATTACAACTCCATCCTTTAAATTTGTTAAGATGAAGTTTGATGACATCGTTAGCGTGAATAATTTGTTCTCCAGAATCTATATTACAGTTAGGATCAGCTGTGGCATCTTGTTCTAAAAGCCATTCTAGATCATTGCCGTTGTATCTTAGATCATCGAACACATTATGATCACCATCGGTCCAGCGTATTCTTCGAACAGCATACTTAATACCTAATTCTCGAAAAGCTTTAACGGTATCTCTTACCTGAGACATCTTGTCGTGGTGTGCCATTATATTGACAAAGAATTTTCTTTCAGTTGAACCATGATATTTAACGATAGTATCAAATACTCTGGTCCATTCAAACTCGAAATGCAGGCTAAAAACTAAATGATGCCAAAAAATCTCATTTTCTAAATACCACCGATAACCTCTAGTACCATTAGTTGTTACATTTACCCACGAAACATCTTTTCTTTTTAGATATTCTAGAAAGTCTTCTATGTCAGGATGCACACAAGGTTCTCCTCCTGTGAGACTGATACGCAGAGGTTTGCCTAATTTGCAGAGGTGATCAACAGCCTGTTCTAATACATTGATATCAGTATGAGGAGAGAAGTTATCGTGTATTGAACTAGGGCAATAACTACAGTCATAGTTACATCTTTTACCTAGATTCCATTCAACCTTTATAGAATCCTGATGAGGCCAAACACTGGTTATCTTATACATACGGTTTAAATTCCGGAACAGTATCTAATAAGTTTTGATTTCTTGTTGAATCTAGCTTACGATTGAATTCTAGAAAGTCGGACCATAAATGACTTTGATCTTTGGCACGTAGATAGTTAATATTATCTTTGATCTGTTGCTGTGTGATTTTTTCTAATATAGGATTTTTTTGAACAGCATCGAAAGACCATACTGCTCTTCCAACAGTTTCTAATCTCTGTATAGCGAGTTCTTTAAGTTCTCGCGGTAATACCTGTGCTGAAAGGCAGTTAGGATAGCTGACTCTATGGCTATAGAAAACTATGTTCATCTCATTGATGAAATAATCAATGCACTCAGCTGCCTGTAAAATGTTACCAGCCTGCGCGGTAAATGCTCCTACAACACGACTGACATTAGGGAACGAGCGAAATACCTTAACGTTTTCTTCTACGGTAGCAAATGAAGAATTAGAACGAATATAGTCATAAACAGAATGAATACCGTCAATGCTAACATTAACCGCAACGCTTCGGAAATGTGGCCAATAATCGTGGATAGTCCGCGAGCCTTTAATTCCAATTGTTGTGCCGTTAGTTGCGTATTTGAGTTCGATGTTTTTTCCATAGGGCTTTAGCATGTCTAATATTTTGTAGTGCTGTGGATCCATAAGTGGTTCTCCACCAGCGAATTCTACACGTCTAAAATGAGGTAATAGTCGTTCAAAACTAGCCCACCAGTTATCTGTGTCTTCGAAAGGACAGAGATATTTGCTGGTCTGTAATCCCAGTCTATTGATTACTGGAACAAGATAATTGTTTTCTTTCTTATAAAATTCTTCAACTTGATCCCAGTCATTCCATGACGTACTATCCATAGGATGACACATACGGCATTTTAAGTTACAAAGATTATTCAGCTTGATTTCCATAGTAGGAAATTCAAAAGGCATTGTGTAATCTTCACGGAGTTGTTGCAGAGCATTAGGATAGAGATTAATACGTGCTTCTGGAATAACACCGTTAATGTGTCTTTGACGTAGGCTTTCTACTCCTTGATCCTCTAGATCAAAACAGGGCTTACATACTTCAGGACGTTCTCCGCAGAGCACTTGCCTGCGAACTTCTCGCATGGTGTCGTTGTTCCAAATTTCTTCCAGACTAGAGTCTTGTATAAAACCGATAGGAGCCGAACGGCAACAGACTTTAACTGCTCCATCTTCTCTAGTAGCTAACCCTGTAAAAGGGTGCATACAAAATGTTTTACTTTGATTGTTCAATTGCCCAAGCTCTCTCTTTACACCAGAAACATTCACCGCAAGTTGGGACATATTGTCTTGGCATATAATTTTTGTAACTAAATCCAGGTATTTCTCCTTCACAACTTCTTGTGATATCGAACAAATCTTCTAGACCTAATTTTATATACTGCGAAACAATCCAAGATTTATCAACAAATCTAAAAGGATGTATTGCCCAACGATCCATGTGTTTCATTTTTACTAAATGGCCGTTGTCATCCGAAGGATCTATATCTCTAGTAGGCATACCGCGAAAATCCACGTCTTTGGGATTTCTAGTTACCGCGTTATAGTAAGCATCAATATTATTTTTAAAGCAGACATATTCGGCAAACGCTCTAAGTTCAACGTTATCACCGCTGACTAATTTTCCATATTCGTCAGTTATTGTGGGTCCTCGATCACCCCATTCTAATTCCGGGGGAATAAAATTTGTGTGACGCATGAAATTTATCTTTGGGAATTTGTATTGTAACCAATGATAGACTTTTAAACTATCCCATTCTTGCCAAGGCTTAGTTTTCCAGTTTCTTGTGTGGCTTATAATATGGATTTCAAACGGTTCTATTTCATTAGCTCTAATATTTTCGCAAAGAAGATATGCCAACAATGCACTATCAGCACCACCACTTAGACTTATAGCTATTTTTTTCCATTCGTTATCGAAAGGTATTTCTACAGAATCGATAATCATAGACCGAGTTTTTTCTCTATATATTCTGATTTAATCTGCTTCGCTCGAGCCATAAGAGGTGCTTGGTCTGGGCCACCTGATCTAGTAATCGTGCCACCGCCACCATGCGAAGCGGTATTCATATTGAAATGAGAATAATCTTTCTCTGCTTTTGCTTCTGAGATCGATAAAGCATGCTCGATGTTATCTGTTAGCGGTAAAAGAGCAAATAATTTCCAAGCATCTACATATCCGGGTTTAAAAGTTTTGATCTGATGATCTACGAGTTCGATAGCATCATACATATTCATGTGATCATTTTCCCAAATAGTTAAATCATTTGAGAAAAAATTATGTCTATTGTAGAGCTCTCGTTTTTCCTGTCCCATCAAGGTATAACCATATTTCTCATAATTTTCATCTATTTTAGATTTGTTTCCTGTTAAGCTTATATTCAACGGAAAAGATATGACATTTTGATCATTCCAATTATTGCATAACCAATCGAGACCATTTAATATAGTTTCCGGAGTTTCTTTAGGTAATCCATATACTAGAGATACTGTTCCTCTATAAGGACCTAGATTTTTGTAGAAATATTCTTTGGTTCTCAGAAGACCCTCTTTGATTTTATCAGGGTGCATTCCCTTACCGATGATCTTTCCAGTCTCATGATTGAACGTTTCTATGCCGTAATAGTGACTCCACACCCTAGCTCTTGCTAATAATTCTAACTGTTCGGGTTTGCTGAATAATATATCACCGCGAATAAATGCGTTGAAGTTTAAATCAAATGGCATTTCCTGTACTATGTCACCGATCTTTTCTAATTTTTCATTTCGATCATTTAGCGTTTCGTCTGCAACCTGATAGTTAGTGACGCCATAAAGAACATAGTTTCTTCTTAGTTCTTCTCGAAGACTATTGATATCCCGAGTAGTATCCTCTTTCACTCCGAGTACTGGAAAATTACAAAAAGCACAGGAAAATTTACAGCCTCTAGAAAACTCTAACGCTAGTGTTTCATTGGGGTAGATAAAATCTCGATCTTCATACTCTACACTCAGATCGCTAATCGGCCAGGCTTGATAAAAAGCATTGGCATCGACATACCACCCGTTTTTTCTAGGAATACCTTTGATAGGGGGGCCATTGCTGAAAATATATTTCAGTACGGCAAGAGTAGCTATTTCCCCGAATCCGGCTATGATCCAATCGATATTATCGTAAATATCAAAATGTATGCTAGGATTTTGTCCGCCAGCGATAGTAACTGTTTTAGGATAACTTTTTTTGACAAATCTTAAAAGATCCCGCATGTTTCGTTGGACAGTATCGGTTGAATAATTGATCCATGTAGTGCTGAATCCAATCCAATCGATATGATATTTTTTACCTCTATCTTTGATTAAATCTTTTAATTGATCGATATTCCAATGATAGAAAAAATCAATAACTTCAACGTCCCAGCCTTCGCGTCTTAGAACAGTGGCCATCCGATATGCACCGCTGACTCGTTCTAAACCTCCGGATCTTTCATATCCAGTAAAAATAATTGCATGCATGATGATATTTAATTAAATAGACAACGCAGGTAAAATAAATGAAATATAGCTACTATTATAACATCATTCCAGAAGCAGGTAAAGTCCGAAACAATTTGATATACACCAGTCTGATCAGCGAGGATCAAAAGACTTTTGTAAAATGGTTTCACAATGACAGCGAATATCATATGGGTATGAACGAAGTTGTAGATCCAAACCTAATGGAATCAAAATGGGAACGCGAACTCAAATATATCACCCTGATGAATGATTTTTATCCTGAACATATTCCAGTTTTATTAGATGTAAATCATACGGAAAAAAAATTATATTTTCAAATCGAAGGAGTTGATTTTTGGCAACGGCACTATGATCAAAATTGTTCTTATGAGGGCGTTCTTCCTGATTGGCAACAGCAGATGCTAGAAATAATTCAAGCACATTATGACCTCGGATTGTACAAATACAGTATGCATCCTAGCAGTTATTTCATTGTAGATGGAAAACTAAAAAGTATTAATTATTTTTTTGCTTATCACAAAAATGAGCCTCAGGTTACCTTAGGCGAGCATCGAACACACATCAGCAAAGAACGTAGAGAAAAACTAGAAAAAATCATGGAAAGTAAATCAATGACTTGGGATTCGATCGTATCTTTTTATGATATGCAGATGTTGTGTTTTGAAAGTTTTAGAAGTAATTATTCCGACGATTTTATCAACAAGGCTAAAAACATATATGCTGATTGATCTGAATATAACCGTAGATATAGAATCATTAGTAAAAGAACTAGACAAAGCTGTTTGGGATTCTAAAAATAGATGTAATCTAAATAAGCCAACCGGAAACTGGTTATTTGACAGTTATGAAATTTTACCAGAATGGAAGGGATCGGCTTTTGATACTTTATTATCGGGATTACCGTTTAGAATAGGTGAAGCTCGACTAATGAAATTAACTCCAGGCACTTGTTATCCTTGTCATTCGGATTTGGATGATCGATATCATATAAATCTAACTTCGAATCAACAATCGTATCTTATTGATTTAAAAAATCATGTGATGCATCCTGTAGAAACTGATGGCAAGATATATTTAATGAATGCTAATCTGTTACATACTGCGGTAAATTTTGGAGATACTGATAGAATACAGTTGGTAATTAGAAAACCGTTTGATAGAATATCCGATGAGGATATGATAGAAATGACTGTTAAATTCATAAATCCTAAATTTAATTTTAGATACGAATTTGATCAACGAGTTTCGCCAGTCATAGGTAAGTTGGCAAAAGAAAAAGAATTAAGTTGGTTCGAACCTACGTCTGAAACTAACATGATAGTTAAAACTACACAAGACGGAATAAATGAATTGTTAGAAACTTTTAATGAATGTGGTTTCAAATATCTCACATCTATATCGGATAAAAAATGATTCGAGGAATAGCAGGCCAACCTTATATTGATTTAGATCCCTATCTCGATATCGAAACGATTAAATCTTTGCATTATAAAATCTGTAAAGGTATAGTTCAAAGTAGATATAAAAAAGAAGGTAATGTGGTAAGACCTGGAGGTTTTAACGATGCTTATGAATTAACGTTTAAACCTACATTCCAAGCATTAGAAGAATATCAGGCACTGCCCGACGACCACGAAATCAAAGTTCTAGGAAGAGAACTAGGTGAGTTAAACAATAGAGATCAATTTGTATTATTTCTTAAATTAGCCCTGGGTGCTTATGACCCTTATCAGTTTATCTTTTTAAAAACTGAGGCCGGCGGATGGGAATCTAGATTCGAAGAAAAACCATGGACACCAGATGCTGAGTATTTTCCAGAGTTAAAACAATGGATTGAAAAATTACAAGGAACTGTTTTTAAACATCTTGGAAGGATCATTATTTTTAAAGCCGAGCATGACGGAAAGACTGCTATGCATCGAGATTTAATATATCCTAAAGAAACAGATTACAGCAATCATCGACACGAATTCATACATGTCCGCACTAGACTAGATAGACCCTTTTATATCTGGGATGCTGAAATAGATAAGAAAGTTGAAGCCAAATCACACGCAATATTTTTTAATGATCAAGATTGGCATAATGGTGGGATCGCTAATGTGCAGACTTTCAGCATACGGATTGACGGAGAATTCACAGAAGAATTTAGACAGCGAGCCGGATTCGCTGTTGAATTTTATTAACGCTCTCTACCAATAAAATGAAACATGTGTTTGGTTTCAAATCCGGCATTCATACCTAGATGCCACTCGTCCCATTTAATCCATTTATAAACTGCGCCCTGTTCTATAAAATGAAATGCTTGATCACCTAGAACAAAAATATGACCTATTTGAGGTTCGTCTAAGAACAAAGAATATCGAACCATTTTAGAATCATTTTTATACTGTTTATAGTTAGCGATGATGTCCCAATGCCAAGGAACGCATTTACCAACAGGTATAGTACTAACCCAGGTGTTAATAGGATCGGCATTTACAAGATTAGCGAACTTATCTACATATGAATGATCATAATGCTGACCGGCATAAAAGTTAATCCATTGTACAGCACCATTAGAGAGATAACCAGCTTTCTCCCAATTCTCTTTCATTTGTTGTTTAGCCAGTTTTAGTTCTTCATCGAGTTCTGCATTTTCGCCATAGGGATTTTCTGGTGATCTCAAATCTCCTCGATAGTGAGAAATTTCTTTTAAGAATTGTATGCAATCGAATTTCTCTTTAAAGTTATCTATGTATATTGCTTGCATTTTATTTTCTTTTAGGTATTTTACTATCAGCCGAACTGACACAGGTTTCTGTAACACATACCCTAGGATTACGAAATATTTCAAATCCTTCGGTAATAGTTCCCAACGACGATTCCTTACAGCTATAGGCTCGTCGAACTTCATTTTCTCTAATAACTATACTCTGATATCCGGCATTGCAGGTCCAGCCTTGAAACCGATTAAATCCGAAGGCATTAAATCTTTCTGCTTGATCCAAGTAATAATCTTTAATTTCGTCATTTAATTTTATTTGATAAAGATCTTCATCAGACACTCTTTGTGGAAACCCGGTACGCATCAGTGTAATCATATCTTCAGTATAACCATCTACTATGAAACTAGCAGTTGGGTCACTTTGGGGTTTAAGAGTTACATTGATTCCACGCTGATGTAATCGATCCATTCGTTCGTACAACTCGTAGAACTTGTCAGGAACCATCACTTGATTAACTGTGACGAAAACGCTGTCGTAGATTAATTGCAAACACTTGTCGCCAAATTCTTGTTCCTTGGCGAATTCATCATGAAAGCTAGCCGTGATACTTCGACGTTGCAACATTGCGGTATGTTCTGACCATGCCTTCCACCACTTGCTTCCTGGGCTTAGATTAGTGGTCATGTGTATGCTTTGATAAGGAGTCTGAACACCGTCGTCTAAATGTTTTACCAAATCTAACAACTGCTTATAAGCAGTAGGCTCTCCTCCTGAAAAACTCCAGTGGAAATCAGTAAATCCATTTTGTCTTGCTTGTTGCTTGATCTCATCGATTGTTTGTTTATAAACTTCTAAAGAAAAATGATCTGGTTTATCCGATCTAGCATATGGCCAACAGTAACTACAATTATAATTGCAGAAACGTCCGAGTATCCAACTAACATTGAATAACGGACGATCAAGCATTGTTCGCTGACCAAAGTTTGTGATTTCTTTAAAAGGTATTGCTGTAAATTCGTTCATGCTCACAAGTATATATCGACAATCGTCTATACCATAAATATTTCATGCTTACACTCAACGGAAAACCTTTTATCAATTTAGATCCTTTTCTTCCAATCGATAAAATGCTATCTTTAAAACACGAATGGGAATTTTTATTAAGCTCAAAAGCTTCTGGAATTAGAACAGGGGTATGGAATGCAGGCGGCCATGCCCCCGACGATTATGAAAATAATCCAGCTATTCATAGAGAAAAAGGATTGCTGTACTATGTTTATAGAAAAGCCAACGAAGAACGAAAAACAGATTCGGATTTAGATAAACATCTAAATCATTTTGAATCTACTAAAGATCAACCCGGACTAGCACGATATCTAAAATTAAGATATAAGGCCTTCGATCCCTACAATGTATTGAATGTAAGAAAGACCACAGGTCCATTTTATGCTGCTGATGCTTATACTTTCACAGAAGATGACTGGAAACTCTATCATTGGGAAAGTTATATGGAAGAATTTCCGAATTTAAAAAACTTTATCGAAAACGATTTGCCCTTAGATAGAATAGGTGTAGTTACTGTGTTTTTTAACGAGCATTATGTTCCTCAATGTTATCACAGAGATTTTAATTATTTTCCTTTTGAAAAAGGAAATAAACCAGAAACATTCCCTCATCGTCAAGAACTTATTTGGTTTAGATTTGAATTAGATAGACCGTTTTATCTTTTTGATCTAGATAAGACGAATGGCAAAATAAAACAGCAAGTACCTGTCGAAGGACACAGTGCATTTTTTAATCATCATAATTGGCACGGTAGTTTCGACAACTATCCTTACAGTTCAATAACTGTCAAAGTTGAAGGAAAATTTTCAGACGAGTTTAGAAAAAAGATAGGGCTTGATAATTTAGAATATTACAATTAAGTAATATCTCTATGTAATATCTTTCCTTGATCTATAGCTAGTATATTGAGATAGATCGATTTCATTACTTTTTTAAACTGAGGTTGATTATAAAATAAACTATAGTATTCGGATAGATAGGGATCTTGTTTTGTTAATGATCTTAGATCCTGTAATTTTTTTATAGAATTTATTCCGTATAGTCTGTATAGATTATGCGCGATATTTACAGAGTAACAAAATATTTCATCTTGATCACCGAAATATAGTTGAGCCTCAGTTCCGTCTTTGAATGCCTCGGCCGAATAATCTTTAAATTGAAATTGATATCGATGCAGACTTTCGTGACACAGGGTATCGGCTATTTCGTATATTAACGATCGATATTCTTTTTTTGATAAGTTTATTTTTTTCTTTAATGCACTAGAACAGATTTCAATCTCGATAGATCTTTTTTGATCCTTGTCGTAGTATCCGTTTATTACAAAACAATTTTTTATCTTGCGATTGATAACAAAACTAACTTTAATGCCTTTGAGTCTTCGAGACATTTTTTTTAGTTTTTGTAACAGCAGTTCTGAATTTACCTTTTCGCTTGGAAGGTTAGTTTCTAAATATGATATGACCCAGGATGGGTCTATAATTCTATTTTCTAAAAACGATTCTTCCTTTGGTAAGGTCATAAGGACTCATCTCTAATTTTACTTCGTCACCTAATAAAACCTTAATATTGTTTTGTCTCATTCTACCACTAATGTGTGCGAGAATAAGATTTCCATTTTCAATCCTAACTCTATAGGTTGTATTAGGTAAGACTTCTTCGACGACTCCGTCGATAGTCAGCACATCTTCTTTTGCCATATACTACATTAATTTATCTGCGATACCTAATTCAATAGCTTCTTCTGAAGTTAGATATACATCCGATGCGGGTAATAGTTTTGATCTAATTTTTGATGGAGAAAGCCCGGTAGCTTCTCTAAGAACGTCAATCATACGTTGATTATAAAGCTCGCCTTCTTTCATTGTAGCTTTAAGATCATGATGTTTTCCTGAAAGATTATCAGAATATTGATGACACATGAAGCTGGTGTTTTTGGCAGCAAAACGCCACCCTCTGGTACCTGATGCAAATATCATAAAAGCGGCACTCATGCAGGCTCCGATTGCTACTGTGCTAATGGTGTGTCTGCTCTGTTTCATCACATCAATTAGAGCGAATGCCTGATACAAATCACCACCCGTAGAGTTGATATATAGAGTCAGAGTTTTATCTTCTTTGGCTTCAAGATTTTCATACATGATCCAACGCACAATCGGAGTCACCGTATCTTCATCGATTTCGCCGGTGAGATAATAAACTGAATTTTCAAGAAGACGAAGATCAATCCTATCTTCGGCATTAAACTCTTCGATTTTTTTCACAGATGCTCCGTTGTTTGTATTACTTATCACGATTCTGATATAACTGCTAATATTATTATTAACTGCGTAGTTTATAAATTTTACAGTCTTTATTTGGCAATATCAACTTCAAACAGTTCTGTTCTTGCTCGTTTATAATCAAACCAAGATAAAACATCTTTTGGATTTTTTCCGTCGAATACTTTGGCAATATGATCAGCCATAATGCGTTTTAGATATGGATATACCGGTGATGCTTGTACTCTGCTATCCCAAGCCCTAGTTTGAAACCCGTTTGAATAATATATACGATCGTAGTTTTTCTCCAGAGCAGTTTTCATTTCAGGAGTAGGGTAAATGCCCATATGCTCCATAGACATGCAAAGTGCCATAGAGTGAGGCATAACTACACCGTTCCAATAAACAATGTATTCGTCTAAATGCTCCAGATAAAGCAGTACAGGTTTAGGATCCAAAAGACTCCAGCTTTGTTCAGAACGCATTTTGGTAATCTTCCTCATGTGAATATTCCCATCTTGTATCGGCATTATTCTGTATAGCTTCTAATGTGCCTTCTACAGGACGATAACCATAGACCCAATATTTGGTCAGGCGCTTTGGAGCATCGGGCTGTAGGGGCAGCTTGAATCTAAGGTTATGTTCGCGGATGTCTCGGGCAGTGTTAGTACCTAGTACCCATTCGGTTCCGGTAGTGCCGATTTCGCAGACAGTGATATCAAAACTGCTGATCACCTCTTGGATGTCTTTAAAGAATCGGCGGCGGATAACCTGTATGGTCCAACGGTCGTTATTGCTCTTGCTCCAGTAGTCAAAGGTTATGGCATTTTCACTTTGGAACTTGATAGTGTATCTACCATAGCTCTTGATACGCTCGATCAGTTCATCAGCTTGGATGACATCTCTACAGAACACGTCAATATCACTTTCGCCTACGGGCTGACCTTGATACCAACGTAGAGGAGCACCACCAGCGATCCAAGGACCATGTTTTAGATCTGGTTCGATGATACTCACGGGTTCGAGATCTTTACGATTGATCGTAGGATATTCTTCTATCCGAACTTCCTTGTCAGGATCCCCAGATACGGCTAGAAAGCCTTCGGAAAAAATTTTAGTTAGATCGACCATTTTGTTCCTTGGCTAATTGACACATCAACATAAAATGTTCATAACTCTTGCGAACGCTTTCATTCTTCATCAGCTTGTCAGCTTCTGCCATCATGGCTTGGACTCCGGCTTCGGCACAGTCATGGATACTCAAGCCTCGAAGGGTACTGATTTCATCACCGAATGCATCTTTGAGCTTTTCCCAGGCCTTCATTTGTTTTTGAGTGAGAGGTGTTCGTTCAGGACGAAGTTCGGCAGCTTTACTGATCGCTCGGCAGATAGCATCTTCTGCTGAACGACCTGCGGCGATCATAGCCGCATAGTTAGGATCGATATTAAACCTGCGACTCTGACCTCCGGGATAACACATCACGAGGTGTGTGCCTTTAGGGAAACTGTCTAGATACTCTTGATCGTATTCAGCTACAGGAACATACCTACGGCCCTGTTTTTTGTAGAATACAGTTTTAGACATTACTTGCCTTTCTTTTTCTTTGCCTTCATCTTAGCAGGTGCGCCACGCACACCTTCGGAAAAATCATACTCCTCACGCATGTCTTCGTCGATTAGGATATCATCCAACTCTTTGGCCATCTGGTGATTTTCAATAGCATGGCGGAGCAGTTTCTCAACGTACTGATTTAAAGTCATGTCTGCTTCGTGTGCCAGCTTCATTAATTGAAATAGACTATCGTCGGGCAGATTCAACGGAACATCAACCCGAGTGTCATAATCCTCGTCCGCGACGATACTACGAGCCTTGTCAAGGAAGTCTTCGTCAGTTTCGAGATCGACATAATTGATATCATCCCATGCTTGATTGATATCTACATCGCGATCACGAGCTTCTTGATCGTGTGCTGCTTTGAATTCGGGATTGATCAGTCGATAAGCACGATTTCGTTTATAGTCATAGGCCGAGGCTTCATAGACTTCGTGTGTGCGAGTATCGAATAAAATGCTGATAGAGTGACCGTCTTGATCTTGATTCCAAGAATCAAGTCGATAAGCATTAGGACCAAAACACTGCCAGCAATAGTCTGAACCTTCTGTGATCTTGTAATCAACCACTTCCATAAAATCTTTTAGGGTAATCATTTAAATTGCTCCGATCATTGAAATAAGAATAAAAACACCACTGACAAATCCCAGTATGCTGGTGTAGTAGGTTTCACGGTTACCGGTAGTGCCATATGAGTTAGCCAATGCTCCTGAGGCAAAAATAGCCGCGATACCCAAAATTAACATTAGTGTAAGCACAAGAGACCTTTCAGATTTGTTTAGTATGTGTATATTATACTATCATTCTTCTTCCTCGTCAAGATCTTCATCATACATATCTTCTTCCCAAACGAAGTCTTTGTTTTGATTTTTTGGATCATCGTACCATTTGTAGTAGGCTTCGTTTGGCATCAGCACCCGAAATGTAGTGTTGGCCATACTTAATGCTAACATAGTAAATTGGGCTTTGTCAAAGATATCTGTGATATAGAATGTTGATGAACAGGCACCGCCTATGCCTTTAAACGGACCATGGCGAACATTCTGCTGAGAGATCTTTTCTTTGAGTTTCCAAAAGTCCTCGCCTTCTTTGACAATGATTCGAGTGTATCCCTTCTTTTGATTCCGGATACGGAATTTATCGACTAAGGTTAGTTTGGAAATTGTAGCACAGTTATCTTCTCCAATTACGAGAAGACAGTCTTTGATCTTGATGCTACCTTTGGTATGTGAGTTGTCGGGAGTTTCTTTTGTAGTCCAGGGTATTTCACATGTGACATGATTGACATAATAACTCTCTCCCTGAGTCTTGAGGATCCACATTGGAACTGAGTCATCCTCTAAGTGCTTCTTGTTGAAATGAAACACTACATCTTTACACGCTAATTCGATCTATGCCATTTTGATATCTCCTTAAGATTAAAGTGGGGACTCTCACCCCACATGTATTATAAATTACTTATGCGAAAATTTCAAGTGCTGTTCCACATTCGACACAGAACTTAGCAGTTGCTTTATTCTGCTTGCCACAGGTTACACACTTTGGTTTGTGCTTGACTGTGACTGCTTGTTTAACAGCTTCGCCGCCTAACAGTTTAAACACCATACTATGCTTTTCGGATTCCAAAGCACCTACATAAGTTGTAGAGAACTTTTGATCACTGCGACTACCTGGAACAGTGATGCCCGCATCGTTTAATAGGCTGTGAGCACTATTCACCGAAGTAGCATCATACGATGCTGTAGAACAGGTCACAGAACCTGCCGGGCCTGCCCAGTCGCCGGTGGAACTGCGAAGGATCCCGCCCTGTGGATAGATACTACCGGAAATGTTTGAGGTGTTCCAAACGATAGGGCGTGGAGGCTGTTCGAACTGGAATTCTACCCTTACAATCCCGTCTTCGATCCCGACTCCACGATGTTGCTCCACGGCTGTTGTACGCTCGATGAATTTAAATCGATTACCTTCTCTGAGGTTGCCGTTTTTGACTGATCGTTCGAGGTCGATTTCCCTACCAGGATCCAATACGATGCCACCAGGGACCATATCATCACCGTCAATGAAAATATTAACAACAGCACGGGTCGTATTAAGATTCTTAAGTAGTATCGAGTATTCTGATCCAAATGGAACATAAACTGAGTCTTTGAATTCGCGGAGTACTTTGCCCCCGACTTTTATGGCCGCAGCCATCTTTGATGCGTACATCATGGTTTCTCCTTTTTACAGCACACAGACTAAGTGCTTATTGTTTAAAAGTCTGTTAGTATGTCACCTCATGTGACAAATTTATTTAGCAGCGTCTTTTCTTTCGTCTTTCTGCTTTGACAGGGTTTTCTTTATCTCTTCAATGGCTTCGTGATCGACCACAGTAAATTCTTGTGGATTATATATCTGCCATTTGATTGGTTTCCAATATTTAGAAAACAAATTGTTTAATGCGACAATCATAGCACCCATGATTAAGGCACCTACTGAAAACATGATTGAACCGACTACGAAATTAATTGCTGACTGTATTTCCATGATTTTATTTATTGGTGCGCAGAGCGGGATTCGAACCCGCGACACGAAGCTTTAGAGACTCCTGTTCTTACCACTGAACTATCCACGCACATTTTCCTTTTACTTTTTAGGTGGCATCATTAGAGCATTGAAGTTCGCAGGAACAACAATGGTCTGTACCTTACCATCTCGGATGCCTTCTGAGATGTTAATCATAGCCATGGCCTGCATATATTCTACAGCACCTTTGTTGGCATTTAGGGCCGCGATACGTTCTGCTTCTTTCTTAGCAGTTTCTACCTCGACCTGCTTCTTCTTCAACTCGTTTTGAGCTTGAACAAGGGCGTTAGCACTTTCGATGATGTTGTCTGCCGGCATGATGTTACGCACCAGTACCTGTTGCACAGTAATAGACTGATCCAATTTTTCATCAGCTAAGGCCTTGATCATGCTTTCGCGGACTTCCTGTTCAATCTGCGCACGGTTATCAGCCATCTTCAACGACTCATACTTACGAGCAGTCTTGTAGGCAGCGTTACGAGCCACTTGATAGACATAGTTGTACATTAAAAGAATGTCGCCGTCTTTAGCTCGAGCGTGAAAGCTCTTGTTCTTATCTACCCACATCTCCGCTACACTCTGCGGATTGATAGAATAGATCACAGCCATGTCAAAATCTTTGACAGTGGAGTTATCTGCGGCAAGGGGAGTAAGATCCACGACATCTACTTGAACGTCTTTGACAGAGAAAGTAAGAACATCACCGATCACAGTTTGATTCCAAGAACCAGGCAGCAGTTCTTCCTGCTTGACCTGTTTGTCAAAGCCAACTCGGATACCAACCTCACCGGTTTCGATACGAGTACAACCGGTTGCCAAAACTGCGGCGGCAACAATACTAAGGGTAGCGATACGCTTCATGTGTGTCCTTTAAAAAGTTAAAACAAAAATAACCAATGCTGATACTGTTAGCACAGCACAAATTATACTATAGGCGATGAGTTTTGTCAATGCCCAACGATCTTTTCCGGTCATTTCTCTCACAGTTTTTATACCGAAAAAGAATGCAGAGAATACTAGTAAAAATCCCAAAACGATTTTAATCATTTAATTTTCTTTCTGTTTTTTTAAGTAAGCATCGAGTTCTTTAAGAGAAAACGTATGCATGGTTTTACTTTTAGTTTCATTTAGATATAATGATAAAGTTGTGTCTGTTTCATCTAATTTTATTCTATGAATTTGAAAAAAATCAGAAATAGTTTTTTTATCAAAATGATCAAGCCCTGCTAAAGTATAATTCCATAACCATTGTCCTGCATATCCCTCGTGGATATCAAAATCAATCTTTCTAGTTAATCTCTGTTTAGCTAAATTAATAATTTGATCTGTTCGTTGTGTTCTTGTTAGATTAGTTGTAACATGATTCCAGAACGGAGTGTCTATTCTTCCTCCGCTGTAGTGCAAAGAAATAAAATCAGCCATGTGACTATATAATTTGTCAATCCTCTGATTATAAGAGTTTATTATTTCTTCACTGAACGAGGTGTCTTTAGTTTTTCCAAGACAATTTAAAATTAAATCATATATTTGAATAATAGAACAATGAATACTAGTTGCTTGAAGAGGTTCCAAAAAAGCTGAACTAAGTCCTACAGATAGACAGTTTTTGATCCATACTTCTTTTAGTCTTCCTGATTGAAATTTAATGGATCTACCCTTCGAAACCCCAGTGCGATATCTTTCTTCGAGTTCTTTGATAATATCTTCTTCATGAGCAAATTGATCCGAATAGACATATCCTCGACCTATTCGATGTCTGGTAGGGATCTCCCAAACCCAGCCACTGTCCGAAGCATGGGCAGTGGTATAAAGATTTTTTTCGTTATTGTCGTGCTCTAGAACAAACGGCATACCTGTATTCACAGGAAGATATTTGCTGTAATCAATCCAGGCGGCATTTAGTTTTTTTATTAAAACTTGAGAAAAACCTGTGCAGTCAATAAACAAGTCTGCTGTTATAATTTCTCCTTGATTAGAAACTAGAGCAGAAATATTTCCTAATTGATCTAGTTTGATATCGACAATTTCGCAATCTTTGTGTAATACTTTATTTTCAATACTTTTTTGTTTAAGGAATTCGATGGTCTTGAATGTGTCGAGATGTAAGGCAGAATTTCCAAAAGTACTTTTTAATTTATTATCTTTTCCGATATACAAGTCTGTTTTTTTAATTTCCATTAAAGTTCCAAAACGGCTCGCGTAATTAATATTAGTGTCATTAAGTATAGAATGATAAAGTAAGAGATCTACTTTAGAATTAAAAGAATAAGTGCCGTCTATAGGAGATAAGAAATTTTTAGAATTCTTATTCCAATTTATAAAATTAATACCGTATTTTGGAAGAGCATGTGTTTCTTTAAAAATTTCATCGAAATCTAATCCGCATTGTATTAGAGAGTCTAAAAATAATGAGGTCGTCCCTTCCCCCACACCGATTGATGATATTTTGGAACTATCTATAGAGGTTATATTAATATCGGGTCGATTTTTTGATATTAATAGGGCGGTAAGCCAACCTGCAGTTCCGCCGCCTACGATAACTATATTAATCATTGGAATATGTAGAACGAAGTATTTTGATCAGTTGTTCGCAGGAATCTCGACTCATCGACAGAGTCATTGTGCCGCCACCGTCTGCGATCAACGTCAGTGTAGTCATTCCCCGGTCATCGAACCCCACCCGGTAATGTTCTTTAGGCTTAGGAGGTGCTGCTGGTTTAATGTAATCAACAGGAAGTTTAACTACATTTTTGGGTTCAAGATCATCCATAACTTTTTTAAATCCCATCCATTCTAGAAAATTCATTATTCAACCTCAAAAATAATTGTCTCTTGTTTTTTAAAAGGATCAGCCCATCCTGTCTTGATTGAAATCCTTGTGATCGTCCTACCTTCTATTTTACTACCTATAGAGATGAAAGGACCACCGCTAGGATCAACAAATCCTAGGTCATTGATATCAATTTCGTTCTGGCCTTCTTTGCCGCCAAATCGCCAATACTTTAGATCACCTTTGATAGTATAGGTGTTGTCACTGATCTTTTCAAAACGGTATTCGTCACCGTAGCGATTCTTCATTTTATCTCCGGTTAAGTTCAGCCCAGACTAGAAACTGTTTAAAAGCATTATACACGGTTTCTGCTTCTTTGTCATCCACAGGTACTTTAACACCTCGGACATAGAAACCGTCTTCGGCCACACGCAGCATTTCGGTGCCACCGGCGTAGCATTGAATAGTATTTTGAGACGATTCACTAACACCGATAGTGGCGTCTTCGATCATATACTGATCATCAAACGCTGTAGTCGAAACATAATTACTCATATGTGTCCCAATTATTTGTTTTGTTGTTCCAATGTCTGCTATCGTAGAGTTGAAACTCGATATTAAATCCTAATAGTCCAACACCAGCATGGAATCCGGCATGTGATTGCTTATAGGTGAGCCTAATGAATAAATCTATGATATCTGATCCTTGGTAGATCTGGACTTCCCAAAATTTATTTTTAAAGGGGGTTGAACCGTGGCAACACTTGATGTTATTAAATCTATTGTTACCCGGTATTCTTAAATTGAAATGTAGATTTATCATTCTGGTAATAGTCTAAATCTAATTAAAAAACTTTCTTCATAACAACTAAATTCTTTGGGCATATGTTCCGGTGACTTTTCTAAACGATAATAAACCCAGTCTTTACCTTCTACGATCATAGTTCCAATAACAACAAAAACCTTTCCGTCTCCGCCAGTCCATCTCGATCCATTTTTAATCTGCGACATGTTTTCTCCTTACTTAAATGTTTCCAATGCTTCATTATCTACGTTCTCAACCATATGTAACATAAAACGATAATTGTCCCAAGCAGATTTTACTGCGACATTATCAGAGCACTCTGTAGGAAACATATCAACCCAAACTGAGTTAGATGGCTGCTTGTGACGATGGATACCTTCACGGCGAGGTTGGATCAGTTTATTATTGTCCCAAAGACTCTGTGCTACTCGCTTACACTCTGCTTCATCGAGACCTTCAAGATAATCTGAGCGTAACATATAATCTTCAATGACTCGATCCAACTGTTCGACATCACGGATACAGGTAGCACCGATAATAAAGGCCACTTCATCTTCAGAGACTTTTCCAGTAACGATATCGCGAATACAACGACCTAGACTAAATCCGATTTTCATTTAACTTCACCTGTTTGCGGAAGATTATATGGTCGTTCATACTGCGAGGTAACACTTCCATACGCCTCTGGACCAGGATACTTAATATTACTTTCAACTTTTAGTCCAAACGCTGTGCGAATGTTTCGACGATCAGCCTGACTCATACACATTTGAGCACATTCTTCTGCAATCAACTCGGCGAACTTTTCTTTACTGAAGATTAGTTCTCCATCGTATTCGACCAAACTCTGTGCGGCAAATCGTTCTAACATTGGTATTTTGTTCATTTCTTAAATTCCATATAGGGCGCAATGTTGTTATCAAAAATCTGTGCCATTTGACGCCACAGACTTTCGCGTTCTTCTTTGGTCATGCCTGCTGAGGTAATATCAGCGAATCCTGTGCCTACACTTTTTTCGAGACCGTAATCATGTCGCCAAGTATAACACATGTTGGTGATGATCAATTCTCGTGCCTCGGCATTGACTTCATCTTCTTCTTTGACTCGCCAACTGTCAGGCATGGTCCATGCTCGCTCTGGGATATCTTCTACTCCTAGAAGTTGCCCGATACGTTTTACCATATCGCGTTGATGGCTGTTACTGGTATAGGCATAGTCATAGCCGATAGTTATAAATTCAAAAGGTTTTACACCAGGAGCCATATGCTGGATCATAACATGAATTGTACCTAAGAAATCTTTTTCAAACCAGACTTCTGTAGGATAAATGTGTTCAATGGTAGCAGTTTCAATTTTCATACCTTGGCCTCGTGAGGTTTGTAGTAATGCACCCACCGAATCAAACTATACAGTTCTTTACTTTGTCCGGGCATTAGACGTTTTTTCCAATCATAGTTACAGTTTAGATCCTGATTCCTAAAAGACCGAGTCTTATATTTGGTTCCTGGTTTAGTAACCTTGATATTATATTTCCAAGTGTAGTGATGCCACCGACTTTCGCCTTTAGTGCCTCGGGTAGCTTCAATAACATAACCGTCGTAAAAGATTTTCAAAGGTTCTTGACCTTTCGGATCTTCCCAGGTAAAATCTTGGCACACTTCATTGATCTTGACAATCTCTTCACGCTCAGTTTCTAGAGCTTTGAGACGATTGCCAATCTTAATCATAGATTGAGTACTAAGACCCATAAGCTGGGCCTGTACTAGAATACGTTCTTCTTTGTCAGTTAGTGCTGCGCGACCTCTAGGCATATTAACACTCCGTTACCTGTAATGATTCTAGTCCTGCTTCTGAGATTTTTTTTATAAGAGTTTGATTGCGATAATCTTGTTCTTTACGCTTTACTCTTTCTTCGAAATTTTTACCGATCAACATACGATGATATTCTTGACACTTTTGAAATCCACGAAGCCACACTTCCATTTCTTCTAATGTTCCTACAAAAATTTCAGCGTCTCGGCTGTAAATTGGAAAGGCATCGTCTTTGGGAAATAGGGCAACGACATCGCCAAACTCTTGGCGGTAGTTTCCGTGTTTGGAATTACCCATACGGAATCCAAGTTTATCTACTTCTTCTTCGAGCCTACGAATACGAAGGATAGTGTGATAACCTGACATGTGATTCTTTCTATGTTCGTTGATGATATATTATTATAACACCAATAGACTAAAAAGTCAATAACTTCCCCATCTTAATTCGAACATCACAGCGTCTTTGGGATCATTGAATCGATATTCCGCGACATGATCATATATGTATGAAACATCCGAAACATCTTGGACATGAAAACCTATATAACTTTGGCATTGATTTCTAGCCCAAAAATCAGCATCGGTAAAATATGCTTGAGCTTTTTCGTAGTCTATTTTAGCATCATTTAGATACACTACTTTTATCATTTTGGAAATATTTCATAGTTTCAACAACACCACCATAGGCAAGGCTAGCCATGATTATCATCAATGGAGGCACAACAAAAATTATATACAACCATATAAATATTTTGGTTATCATACCCACCTCAATGCAAACATTGTAGCATCTTCCTCACGTTTGAAATACCAGAGCATTCCGTCACCGTGTTTGATATCTCTAAACTTGTCTGAACAATGTTCGAGACACCATGCTAATTTTTCCGGATATAATTCGTTGTCTTGTAATTGTACTTTGTGATAGGTGTCTAATAAAGCCATCAGCTGATCATGCTTCTTTAGATCTTCGCTGAACCAAGCTCTTACAGTTTGGTTGGCAGCTTTCATTCTAGGTACTGCCATCACTTACCGTACCTTAACAACCATTCTGTTAATGCTGGTCCCATTAGTTTGGCTCGGATGATATATTTGTAACCATAACTGACGGGGTCTGCCATTCTGTGCCAAGTGGGTGTATCACAGGCATTCTTCATTATCCATTGTCCTTGATCACTGTTTTCCCATTTGAGTAGAGGTTCAGCGGCATACAGATCCGGATCTTCAACATCGCCCATTGTAAAGGAATGGACTACAACTGTTTTACATTCTTCCACACGATCTCCTACGATGTTGTACTTATTTCGTGGAGAACGGTGAGTATAGGGATTGTGATGTTGAAAGTAGCTGTCCGCGAGCTTTTGGTTCCACTGCGTAGTATAATCTGTGGCATTGGGCCACATGATGCTTTCTTTAAGTTTGCCCATATTTTAATATCTCAAATAATTCTGCGTACTCTACTTCGGGTTCCATATGAAATCCTGTGCCCCACACTACCCAAAATCGACGCTTGTAGATCCTACGCAGCCAAACATATCTACCACCGACAGTCTTTACGGGCCACAGAGCGAATACTAGTCGCCACGGATAACAGTCACAGCCATCGTAGATTCGTTCTGTTTGATTCACATCTATATACCAAATATTTCTAGTCATTACGAATACTTAATATTCCACAACAATTCTTCTTGAGGATCGTCAAATCGTAGTCTTAGATCCCATTTCATTTTATCACTATTATAGTACTGTTCCACAAGATACGGTCCGGGATATCGAATCTTCATGTATTTTTCTGCTCGAGCCACGATGTCTGCGTCAGTGACTGTTTCACTTCGATCCGAGATACCGTTTATACCGTTGCCTAGCCTACGCAAATAACTCTGCCAAGTATCTGGGGCAGGCCGATAAGGGGCATTGATTCCGCCCGCGGCCATCATTACTTTTCCTCGGTACCCCATTGCCATTATGCCCACCTCAGAGAAAAATTCACAGCATCTCCTTGATCCTCAAACACAAAGGTACGACCCATGTGTTTATATTTTTTATGTGTGTGTTCTTCGCACCACTCAAGGATATCGATACTACGCTTGCGATTCAGCAGAGTAGGCAACTTTACACAATGCCAACCACAGGCAATTAGAACATCAGTTAATAGTTCGAAATCAATCTGTTGAGCGATCTCTTCGCTGAGTTTGTTGGCGATTTCATCTTCTAGATTCATAGTCTGCTCGTTAGGTCTTTTTCAAATACTGCCCAACCGATTCGTGTCTTAGGTGTGTTCTTTCGGGCCTGGACACAGATGTACCCTTCTTCGTCTAGTGTCACAGACCAATCAACATACTTCTTATCGTAGAGATAGTCCCGCAAGCGATAAAGCATCATAGCAGGAATGTTGCTGTTCCAATCTGCTTCTACCAAAGGATCGTAGTTCCTACCTCTGAGTATTTCGACTAGCTGTAGTTTTTCCAGTGCTGCTTGATTCAAGGGAGTAAATTCAGCACGATCATAGAGGCCGCCGCCCAAAGATAAAAAGCCGCATAGCGCCTGATCTCGGACACGACGATAATCGTATTCGCGGATGATGACTTTTCGTTTTAATATTCTAATCGTCATGCCCACCTCAACGCAAATCTTACACGCTGTTTCTCATCACGAACACGCCAAAGGTCTGTGCCGTAGAAAGTTCCTTGATATTCAGCAGTGATCTTATTTGCTTCACACCAATCCCAGACTGACTGTCGTTGATCGTAGGGAGCAGCGATATCCCTGCTATCTCCTATCAGCACACACTGTTCTGAATATCGTACGAATTCTTTAAGTTCGCTCATCGCCACCTCAATACAAACATAGTACGGTCCGCTTCATTACGGAACCAAAATTTACGATTGTTTTTATACCAACGCTGTGCTGGTTCCGGTGCTTTGTCTTCTCCCCATATAGGATAACTATCGTCGCCAAATGCTTCGTAACACCACGCTTCCATCTCACGCCAATTACCGCCTACAGGTTCAGCTGTATAATAACGAGCACCATAGACACGACCTTCGGATAACACGATATCTGTAATAGGTTGGCTAAGGATATCATCCATTACACGTTTTAGGGCCTGAGCAGAAAAGACACTCTTGCCTATATTTCGTCCAGCGGAATAAATCACCATCTCTTTGGGTTTGAAACCTTCGAATTGTTTCAACATATTCATTTGCCAAGGATACATCATTGTGCCCACTTTAATGAAAACATCAGAGCATCTTGCTCATTGCGGAAATAGAAATCCACACTCTTCCAATGTTGTACGATATTCCATCTGCCTTTAAATGTGCCGAACTTTCCTCCCATCCAGATCTCCATCTCCGTCAAGGAAGTATCTTCAGTAGTAGGTATAGTAACTTTAACGGGCCATAGTTCTCGTTTGAGTTCTCTCATTTCAGTTTATTCCCTTCTGCTCCGCCCCACTTGAGCATGAACATAATAGCATCGCGTTCTCCGGCAAATTGAAAATACAATGCGTGTGTAGATTCACAGCGCCATAGATCTTCACAGTTTTCTTCACACCATTGTTTCATTTTAGGTAATGTTTCGTAACCTGCGGCATGAAAGTTTATACGATGACTAAATGTAGCTCGAGCCCTGGTAGCCAAGATTTCTTGAAAGCTAGCTGTTCGCATTTTCTATTCTAATCCAATCACTATATTTTAATAGAAAGAATGTTAGTTTTGCTTCATCGAAAAAATCTAGATGCACTTCACGACGTTCGTAACCCATGCCACCCCATTTATTAGGTTCATCAACCCAATCCGTATGAAGCCGATCAGTGAATCCTAAGACTTCGCGCATCTTCCATCGTGTCAGCATCACGCTTTTTGGCTGCGTCTGTATCAGCTGATACCTCAATTTCATCCAGTTCTGCTCCGACATTACTATAGGTTTCACATCCACCTCAACTGAAATATCGTTGCTTCCTTGTCTTCTTTGATATAAACTGTGACCATAGGATCGCCAGAATTAAATCTGTTGGTACATTCCGCGGTAGGACAATTCTTTCCCATCCAATCGTAAAAACTATCGTAGTCTTCGGGATAGACCCAACAGTACCAACCTCGTGGCGGAGGATCCAAAGGAAAAGGGTTTCCAGGATTAGGACAAGTATCGCCGTCCTCAAACCGCCAATGATGTACTGATGTTTTCATCGATCTCACCCAACCACCTTTTACTGCTGTTAGTCCCATTTACTCTTTGCCAAACAATTTTTCCAGAGTCTTTTCCCAAAGAGAAATTTCTTTCTGTTCTATAGTAATTGTATATTCTATTTCAGCGAAATGTCTATGTATCATTTCTTTGGCTAGATTATACCGATGTATTTTATCTCGAGCACCTAGAACTATGACTAGGAATTTTCTATCGTGTCGTTCTAGAATCATTCCTACATTCCAACCTGCTGGATTAGTAAATCCTGTTTTAGAAAATTTGATTTCATTGAAATCGGCCAGCAATAGTTTATTAGTATTATCTAGCACTACTCGATACTTCTTATTTTTTATTTCAACTTGAGGCAGTACGCTGACTTCTGAGATTATAGGTTGCAGAGCAGCTACTTTAATCATAGTCATCACTTCGCCTATGGTCGCGATATTACTCGAACTTAAACCTGTAGGATCTGCGAATTTAGTAGAATACATTTCTAAATCTCTAGCACGAGCATTCATAGCGCGGATAAAGGCTTTTCTACCTCCAGGGTAATCTGCGGCTAATAGATCAGCAGAATAGTTATCACTTCGAACCATCATGGCTGCAAATAGATCTCCACGAGTGTGTATGCCTGAAGGTAATCTATGACCTGGAGGTATTTTCACAGGCTTAGATAAATCGCTATCGTGTTCTAATGCTACCAGTGCTGTCATTACTTTAGTAAGGCTAGCGATTGGTCTGGGAACATTACACTCGCTACATTCTATGATTTGATCTTTGTTGAGATCATAGATCAGTGTAGAAGGTTTTTTGGCTGCGATCGCCGGCCCAGCTAGTAAAGCTAATAATAAGAATATCTTCATGACCAAGTCCTGTGATCTTCTGCCACCCATTCGTTGCCGTCATATTCTGCGATGTGCCATGAAACATCACCGGGGATCTCTACAATCTTAAGATTAGCGTGAGGCCCGTTGGCTTTGGTTCCCAGTTCTTTCACAACCTGTACAAGATAAGCATCATCTCTGGGTAAATCTCTGTGATGGAAGTCTTTTTCATTTAGACCAGTTAATTCCATATAACGAGCTACAGCAGCATCGCTGAGACCAAAACCTCCGTAGCATTCGTTGATAACCACACGGCGGACACCGCGCAGTTCTTTGATTAAAGGATGTTCTTCTGTCATAACCATTTTAACACAAACATATCTCTCATTTCAGCAGTTTGAAAACAGACGGCCCATTCAGACCTTATCGATCGGTCCTCTGATACTCTAACTACCTTCCATGTTTCGTAATAAGTTTGGTTCCTTTCCTCCATCCAAGAATGTATATGTAGTTGAGGATGTAGCTGTTCAAATCCTGTTTCATAATAAAGAATATTTTCTATATCTTTATCCTGTATCAAGATAACGAACGGCCACTTCCCCTCCCAAGTTTTATAGTATGCAGTCATACTACGATTTCTAAACCGGGATCCCAACCAGTGTGTTCCGAACCCCAAGAGCTTTCATATCCTCTGGGATTACACACGATCCTAGTTTCGCCGATCATATAATCAAACATATTATGTGTATGACCATGTGTCCATAGTTTAATCTGCGGGCGATCTAAGATCAACTCGCTGAGCTCACTATGGTATGCACCGTTCATTAGATACTCGCTGGCATACTGTGGAGCACAGCTACGGAAACTAGGACTGTGATGCGTTACTACTACACACTTACGATCTTTGTTTTGATCAACTACAGTTGTGATATAATCACGTGTCTGGCGATGGCGCTCGCAGGTATCCGCAGGTTTTAACGGAATGAATCCATTTTTATCGTTGCGAATAGCTCGATAGTCATTCATCATGTCTCGAACGGCATGTAAGGTCATAGGATCATATTTGTTCATATCAGTCCAAAGCGTACCGCCCACAAATACTACATCGTCAATAACCTTAGTGTCGCGCTCTAAAAGATAAACATTATCATAGACTCCGCAAGCGGCTCGCATGTCATTGATGCTGTCAAACCATCGTCCGCTATCATAGAACTCATGATTACCCATTACATAAATGACATGAGGAAACTGAAAGCTACAACGTTTCAAGAAATCACGAAAACGAATTCCGTATTCGCTTTCTGGTTTTAACACTTTACTGGCGACCATAATGTCACCAGACAAAATCAAAACATCAATGTCATTAGCATCATTGTTCTTGATGAATATGTCAGAAAACTCTAAGTGTAAATCACTGACCACCTTGATTTTCATTTACTATCCTTTCGTATATCTCTTTCCAATTTTTAACTCGAGGAATTTCTGGGTGTTCATAATCCATATTATGGCCATGCTCCATCAAGAGAGGTTTCAATCCTACATTATGTCCGGCTACACAATTAGTGATCTTATCTTCAATCCACCAATATCCTTTATCACGATATTTTTCTAGCACCTCGTCCTTGTCCGCACCTGTATCAAGAATAATAAATTTAGTAAATGCTGTTTCGCCGAACAACTTTTTTAAATTCATTTTTCTTAACTCTTGAGCATTTTCATCTGCACTCATTGATGTGATACAATGAAACACATAACCGTGTTCTTCGTGTAAGCGTTTCACGTAGAACATAGCATCTCGTAAAGGTGGCAAGAATCCCATATGGGCTGATTCATTGAACATCTTTATAAGTTTCTTAGCTTGGTCTTTTTCGATACCGTAACGTTTGCCTATATCGTATTTAAATTGCCAATCTTCTTGTTTTTGAAATCCGTGCTGTTCCATCCAAACTGAGAAAGCATATTCCCAATCTAGAAGAACTCCGTCGGCGTCTGTTAAAATGATTTTTTTCATACTACTATTATATAATCAAAAAAAATATTTGTCAATAGATGATTTGTTTAAATAAAACTATGAATAATATATCGTTTCCGACCTTAGGATTTTTACAAAAGAAACTTTCTCAATCCGAACTAGATCCAATTTGGAAAGAGGTTAATAAGATAAAACAAGATCCAAATTATGCTAGGTCTTACAATAATGATTTGGTTGGGCACATCAAAGACGAGTATGAGATCAAAGATTGTCGCGACCATCTAGAAAAAATTGTTTTAGATTGTATTATTGAGTATCATAAAAAATTTTCTTATCCGGGAAATTTAGAAATGGTTGATGCTCCCCATAAATTAAGTCTTACCTATACTTGGATTAATTTTATGAAGAAGGGAGAATTCAATCCCATACACGGACATAATGGTGTAATGAGTTTTGTTTTATGGTTAAAAGTTCCTTACTATATAGACGATGAGATTAAATTATATCCAAATTTGCATCCAGAGAAGTTAGCCAGCGGAAAATTCGCATTTCATTATACCGATACAATAGGAACAATTAATACATTTTTTCTCGCGGCTGATAAGACTTTCGAAGGATCGTTAATTGTTTTCCCTTCTCTAATGCGTCACAGTGTTTTTCCTTTCTTTAGTTCCGATGACGAAAGAATTAGTATCTCTGGAAATTTTTTATTCAAACCGACGTAGATAATAACTAGGTAAATAATAAAGTCATTAAAAGGTAGCACCAAGGAAGAGCAGTTTCACTAATAAGGGAAGGGATAATCCCTTCCCTGAGGATAAATCATGTTAGCAGTAATCTACACCCTGGTAATGGTTCAACTTACCATAGCATGTGTTACTCTATATCTACACAGGAGTCAGGCACATAGAGCAGTGAGTTTCCACCCGGCAGTAAATCACTTCATGAGATTTTGGTTATGGATGACCACAGGTATGGTTACCAAACAGTGGGTGGCCATACATCGCAAACATCATCAGACCGCTGATACAGAAGCAGATCCACATAGTCCAAAAATCCACGGCATTTGGACAGTCTTGTTTAAAGGTGCCCTGCTTTATAATAAGGCCAGCAAAAACAAAATTCTAGTCCGCGATCTAGGACACGGCACACCCAATGACTGGATTGAGGAAAACCTTTACACCCCACACAGTCGCTTAGGAATATTCTTAATGTTGATCATAGATCTTGTTCTTTTTGGATTCTGGGGACTCTTAGTGTGGGGTATCCAAATGATATGGATTCCATTTTGGGCCGCTGGTGTGATCAACGGTGCTGCCCATTGGTGGGGATATCGTAACTATGATGTCAAAGATACTAGTCGTAACCTATGGCCTTGGGCATTCTGGATCGGTGGAGAAGAGCTACACAATAATCATCATGGTGACGGTGCTTCGGCAAAATTCAGCAAGAACAACTGGGAATTTGATATAGGCTGGATGTATATCAGTATCTTGAAAAAATTAGGGCTTGCAAAGATTAGGGAAATACCACCCGTTTAGTGTAGTATTAGTCCATTCTTTCCATTCGTCTTGTTTTCCTAAAACATAGTAAGGTTGAAACCAAAGATCTACAAATAATAAAATCTGTAGATCAAACCATGCTTCCCAGGGATTTTTCATTTAGAATCTGCCGGTGACATTTTTTCTCCTATTGATACAACACAATATATCTCTGAAGAAAATCTTTCTACTATAGTATATGTTTTAGTCTGCGGATTAACAAAGATAACTATTTGGTTTTGAGAAACGTTTCCAGATGAAGATAATCTGTAACCGGACATCCTAACGAAAGGTATTTCGTTATACTCTTTTATTGTAGCATCAATACTATCATAGTTACCGCAGACTAATTGAGAATTTATCTGTTTTAATTCACTGGCTATTGAAGTATGGAATAAGCCAACGGTCAATGCCAGTGATGTTATAATTTTTTTAAACATCACTGGTCTCCTAACAAAAAATTAAAGTTCTGGTTCTGGATCCTGAACTGGCATTGGTTTTCCAGTAGCACTCATCATAGGAGCAGAAGGTGCTCCAAACGGACTTGCTGCTACAGGTGCTGCTGGAGCCGCACCAAATGCTGATGGTGTTGTTGGCGATTTGTTAAAACTGAAACTATTGCCGCCGATATTTGCCGAAACTCCAAAACCTCCTGCTGGTGCAGATGGTGTTGTTGGACTTGGACTCACTGTTGGTGCTTTGTTTGCAGCTTCTAATGCCTTTGCTCTTAAATCTTTATCATTACCCGCTAACATGATACCTGACAATGTACCTGTTAAGAAAGTAGCGATCGGAATGATCAATTCAAAGAACTTTTGATCGATTGGGCTAATAGCGTTCAAAGGTTGTGTTACAAAAATAATAGAATATAACACAACGAAAACGATACCAGTTAGCGTTAATGCTAGACAGATACCGATGAAGAACTTTAATCGAGCCATCAATTGCTCTTCGGTATAGATAAAGTGTTCTCCTGTGTCTTTATCTTCTTTCTTGAATCGTGATAACAGTTCCATTATTTGCATCCTTTATTATCTTGGGGTATCGAAACAGTGGGTTTCATTGGAGAAGTTTCTGATTCTCCGTCCTTAGGAGGTCCTAGTCTAGGATCTCGCTGACCTTTGAAAATGTGCTCTGGGCAGGTACGGGTCACATCGCAAGTGGGCATCTTGCAGATTTCTTTGTCCCAGTTAGCTGGATCTTGACAGGGATAGCGGAAACTGTCCCCACCGAATATAGCCAGGCCCAAGGGCAGTGCTAAAAGAATCACTACCCATTTAAATAGTTTAAGATCACTATTCATATCGCTCCTTCGCTCCTAAAATTTACTACACACTTATTTAACAAAAAAGCCCGAAAACTTCTCGGGCTTTAAATTGCTGATAATATGCTACTATTACTTGCCGGCTAGCGGATTGTCTAGGGCTTTCTGTATCTTAGTATCGATTTCTTTGCGCAACTGACGTATGTCCTGTTCAACTTCACGGCTCATCTGCTTGTTGCCACGCTCTACATCTTCTACTACCTTTTCTAACCTACGAAGATCATTCTTGATATCGTTCTTGATATCGCGTGTGTAATCGTTGGTCTTGGCAGCAGATTCTTCAACTACTGTAAGACGTTTGTCAAACTCTGATAGATCAGGTGCTACGTAGGTAGCGATCTTGTGTTTCATATCCATGTAGTCTTTATAAACTTCAAATGCTCCATAGAGTCCGCCCAGTACAGACGAAACGATACCTGCGGCTATCATCAGTTTAGCTGGCGTAAATGCGTACCCGCCGATGCTGATCACTGTGTTAGCACTAAGGTATTTTTCCTTGGCTTCTTCTAATTCATCTACTTTCTTGTTTAGGTCCTTCTCGCTCACTTCTCCTCCTTAGTTGGCCAGTGGATTGTCCAACGCTTTTTTAATTTTGTCATCTACTTCTCTTCTCAAAGCACGTATTTCAGCCTGAGTCTCTTTTTGATTTCTAGCCATCTCTTGATTGTTCTTGGCTATTTCTTGATTGATCTCTTTGACAGTTTGATCACTATATCTTCTAACTTCTTTAAGAGTGCTATCAACATCTCGTTTGATCTCTTTCACAGTCTGCTCGGTGTCTCTGGCACTTTGTTTAGAACTACGCTCAGTGTTTTCTACAACACCCTCTAATCTACGTACATCGTTCTTGAGATCGATCTTGATGTTGTCTGTGTATTCAACCATCTTAGATGTATTGGCATCTAAAACTTCCATCTTTTTATAGATCTCAGTTAGGTCTGGCGTGACATAGTTAGCGATCTTATCTTTCATATCCATATAGTCTTTATAGACTTCAAAGGCTCCATATAAGCCACCTAGCACTGTAGATACTATAGTGGCTGCGATCATTAGTTTAGCCGGAGTGAAGGCATAACCACCAATACTGATCACAGTATTCTCGCTCAGATACTTTTCTTTGGCTGCTTCTAATTCATCTACTTTTTCGTCTAGATCTTTTGACATCTTGTTGTTCCTTTCCTTGTTGTAGTCCTAGAGGATCCCATATTTTCTTTTTCGGTTGCTTTGGCTCATAGTAAAAATAAATGATATAATATGTTATCACCAATATCTGTATCAGGTAAAAAATCATAAAAGATTCAAATAACAGACTCATATCATTTAGTTAAGTTATACTGTTGATCTACCATCTCTGTGTGTAATCTATCCGATCCAGTCATGAATCTACGTCCTGCTGGATTATCTACGTTGCGCTGTCCTTTGTAAATCTCAAAAGGTCTATATCCTGCGGCATCGGGCATGACGACTTTGCCGTAGGCATCAAAGCCTGGGGTGAATCCCATGGCCTGCACTACTACGTTCTGTACCGCTACCTGTGCTTCCATAGTTGCAGCCTCTCCCATCTTACCAGCGAGATTCTTACCTTCTTCTACGGCTTTAGCACGAGCCGCTTCTAATCTACGTTCTGCTAGAGCCTGTCTGTTGCTCTTAGGTTCGTTCTTGTTGTCTGTGCTGGAAGATGATGAAGCAGTAGTTGAACCGGATGATTCAGATTTCTTTTCTTCTTTCTTTTCTTCTGTTTTCTTTTCTTCTTTCTTTTCCTGTGCTGCGGCTGCGGCAGTAACCGCAGTGGTAGTAGCAGCAGGAGCAGGTTGAGTTAATCTCACCGCAGCAGCCGGACTAGCCTCACTGTTAGTAGCAGTACTTCTAGTTGTCACTACATTATTAACCACTGGATCTGCTACAACGGGTGCGGCCTGTGCTACTGGATCACTGTTGGCCTGTGCCAGAACTATGGTCGAACCTGTAGAGATTGTTGAAGATTCAGTAGTAGTTGTACCGGTAGATGGCGATGTGCTGCCTATATTAAGAATGTTTTTCTTAGCAAATGCTTCGGCATAATTAGGACAGGATCTATCATATAGTCCGTCAAGATTACATTGTTGAGTAAAATAAGCCTGAGCATATCCAGTACAGCCTACATCATATAAAGGATTTGCTGTGCATTGTTGTACATAGTAGGCGTCAGCATAACCAGGACATCTACTATCATATAAAGGATTCAATGAACACTGCTGATTGAAGTAGGCAGTCTGATAGCCCGAACAATTCACGCTATACAAAGGATTGGCTGTACATTGCTGTGTGAAATAGGCCTGTTCATATCCTGGACAGCCTGTGTGATACAAAGGATTCGCTGAACATTGATAGTTGTAATAGGCAGTGGCATAGCCTGGACAATTTACATTGTATAACGGATTGGCTGTACATTGTTGTGTAAAGTAAGCGGCAGCATAACCTGGGCATGAAGGATTATACAAAGCATTGACGGTACATTGTTGATTGAAGTAGGCTTCGGCATATCCTGGGCAATTAGGATTGATCAACGGATTAGAACAGTCGGCGGCCTGTGTGCCTGTTAGGCTCCAGTTGTTGATGCCCATGGTTCCTGGGATGCCAAAGAAACTGTGTGTCTTTTCGCCTAGTCCTAGATTACCTATAGTTCCTGCGGTTACCTGTTGCTGTGACATGATGTTACCGTAGGCCGCAGCGATCGATCCGCTAGAACCTAGTTCTAGATTAAATGTATTTCTATTAGCACTGTTACTGATATCTGGAACACTGTCCCAGTGATACTTGATCCAGTTGCTGCCTTTGGTGGTATAGATTCTAGAATCTTGATCTGGATATAAGTCAGTCCAGAAAGGTGCGATCACATAATTAAACATCGGACCGTGACCTGAAGTATTTTGGCTGAGATCAGGACCACCGCAACAGTAGGCCCATTGACCGGCGTTAGGTTCAGTGGTGCTCAGTGGATCTAGAAAACTAACCAGACCATTCGAATGCATCCATGAATTTGTGAATAATCTTCCATAGAAAGGAAATGCGAATGGTAAAGGTACGTGAGCATAAGTGTCATCGTACATGGTATAGTAAGTTCTATAATTTGGACATGTTGGAGATGATTGTGGATCTACAGTGCAGGGATCTGCCCCGTACCTCAAACCTATACTGACATTAGATACCTGCGGTCCATAATATCCAGCCCAGAAACTGCCATCCTTACCTGAAAATTGTACAGACAGGTTACCTAAGTTACCTAGTTGATAAGGGTTGGTATAAGTCTGGCTACCACTAAACGTTTGATTATTGATTATTCCGCTGTAACTTTGAGAAAAGTTATGTAACAATGATCCTGTGTTACTAAAAGTGTTTATGTTGGCTGTAAGGTTTCCTGGCGCACTGGTAGTACCGCCGATATTGCCGTTGGTTATAGTCCAAGACCAATTATAGCCATTAACTAATATACCCGAACCCTGTAAGGCCTGATTGATGGCTATGGTCTGTGCCACTGTAGATTGCGTATAACCAAAGTAAATGGTATTGTTACTAGAGTTGTATCCGGGAACGTTTCCGCCTGAATATCCAGCACCTGTTCCAGAGTAAGGTACAACGCCAGACCAGTTACCGCCGACTATATTACCTGTTACTTGTTCTTGAGCCTGTGCGACAGTGGCTGTGGTTACCACAGCAATTAACACTGCCGCAATAGACGTTAGAACTTTCTTCATTTACCACAGACTCTCGCTCTTACAACAGGATCATCACCAGTATAAGCATCACACTTCCCCACGTTGCTGCTTTTGGATACCTCCTTACCAGCCGCGGTATTGGGCTGAGATTCTTTCGGTGTTTCTCTTAGATCCACTGTGGGAGATTTTGATGCATAATAACCTACATTATCTTTCTTCTGGTTGTCAATGACGCCACGTGCTTGCCATTCAGATTTTGCCTGTTCTCCGATCTTACCATCGATAGGACAAGGTGTTCCGGCAGCTAACATCGCTGCGAACACTCGTTCATCCTGGCATAGTGTAGCAACTGCGGCTACCTTCATGCCCATGTCGAATAAGTTCTTTGAAAGTTTGATTCTTTCGCAATTCATATCTCGCATGGTTCCGCCCATAGAGATACCAAGAATCTGCGTTTGAACTGCTCCACTTGCTGCCACAGCACAGACATCGTTATTGATGGTGGTTACTGCTGGAGCCACTGCCGTAGGCGGCGGTGATTTGATTGTTGTTGTGCTTGTATTATCTGTAGTACTTCTTGATGTACTATCTGTTCTTATTGTATTATCAGTTGTTTGTGCAATAACAGATGTGCTCGCTGCCATCGCCACAAGGACCACTGACATTATTACTTTTTTCATTTTTTCGCTCCCGGGTATAATCCGTATTAATATTTATAGGGAGCTGTTATGAATTAAGTGACTGCTTTTTATTTGTTATAGATTAAGAAAGATTAAACTACTGGTTGATTAGAAGATGCTTTTTGAGATCTCTTTGATACCCAACCTAACGCTTTTTGTGCTGATTCTCTATTGCCTACTGTGATTCCGGGGACTGCTTTACGTTTGGTACTTTGTTTTCCTACTTCTTTTGTAGAAACTTTACTCATTGTAATAGGATTAGTAAATCTAAATGATTCGTGTTCTCCGAATGTATTGACTGCCACTGTTCCTACTAATGTGGTTTTATCAATAAAAATAAATCCAAAATTACTCGGGCTATCTGAAGAATATTGTTTCATGGCCATTATACCCTGTGCTTTTGCCGATACGAGATGATTATAACCACTTTGTATCATTTCTTTTACACCAGGACGAACATCCTGATCTTTTAAATTAGGAAAGACTTTTAAATGGAGTTCGACTAATAGATCTTCCGGATCCTTGATCTGTGCCATAACATCTTTCAAAAATTGTACTCCGGCCCTTCTAAAGTCGGCAGCAGCTAAAACATTCTCATCAACAGACGCATTTCTAGACTTAACGAGCTTAGAAAAAATATTTTTAATTCCTATGATATCTTCAGCATACGGGCCAGCATCTAACCAAGCTTCTGTTGATTTAATATCTCCAGTTTTATTAATTCCCCATTTTGTTGCTTTTACTTCATAGGGAGTTGGTCCTACAACTATATCACCTTTTTCTTCGTGACTAGCGTTAGTTAATAGACCAATAAAGACTTCGCCGTCGCCTGTAGCCTTTCCACTGGCACCTGTTGCCCATTTTCCTAACGAATTAGCTGATAGCAGACTATCCGTAAGTTCTTTGTTAGACATTACCTCTCGAGCCTCGTTACTCATTAACGATTTAAAATTAGCTGTTTGAATACCAGATTTAAAAGGCCATGACATGGCAGTACCTTTTACACATTGATCTAAGAAAACATATAAAAGCTCTGGTTCTATATCATATCGTTGAAGAGCATGTACGATATTAACTCCCCATTCGTCGGGCTGGGAAAGTTTTTTAGAAATCAACCTTCCTAAATCATCGAATCCTTTTTTAGTTTGCTGCCTTTGCTCTTTTTCTTGTTCTACACCTAGACTTATTAATTTTTCTATTTGACTTTTAACAGCATTGTCTTTGAGTATTTTAGACATGTCTAATAGAGCAAACGCAGCTTCTTTCACACCACTAGCTAATAAAACATTTTTAATTAAGTCTGCGCTGACATTAGCTACTAAATCTTCTTGAACTGAAGAACCATTTTTAAGACTTAACAAATAATCGTTAAATTCTTGACGTTTTGGATCGTCTTCTGGTAAGGATTTGGCTTTTAAAAGGAGGCGATTAAAGAACTGCTCCAGATCTTTGGCAAAAGGAGTTCCTTGTTTAGGGGGTACAAATTCAAAAAATCTCATAGTAGAGTATTTATCGTATTTCGGGAAACAGGCAATCCTGTATAAACACCCTAACATCTTCTTCGTTGAGCCCTAAACTAGTCATTACTTTAGGAGTATGTGGGTTTTGCTTTTGATTTTGAGCATAAAAGTTCTGTTCGAACGTGCTGTCTGCTATAGAATGATTAGTTTCACCCACGGTTTCTATGTAATGATTAACCATTATATGTGCTAAAGACTCTATTTGACTTAATTCCGTTTCGTCCTGTACATTACCAGCAGCTACCATATTAGAACTAAAAATACGCTGTGCCCAGTCTGGTAACTCACGTTTTTTAATCCAGTCATATCTGCTGACTTCTTCAGCAAAGTATTCTAGCATCGGATGATTTTTATCAGTGGTAGGGCTATAATCTAAAAAGCAGCCAGTGATTTTGTTTTTACCGGCTATAACATCAAAGCCGAAAATAGGAGCAGAATTATGAATATGCGGAAAAATACAACAGTGCATCATCCAAAGTCCTTTAGATGATCTAGCATCTACTACATCGACGTGTGCTCGACGATACCGATCACTAGTCCATACACGATTAACCCAACCAGGTTGATTAAAACGAGCCATTTCAGGCTCGAACGTCTCAACTCCGGTTTCATTAAACTTCTGTTCGAAGTAGTGCTGAATCTGAATCAACGTATTCCAAACTTGACTCATTTAGTTCCTTCATAATAGCGATAGCATGATCAAAAGCTACATTAGCTTCATCACCCATAGAATCATTGATCTTTTGTCTAATTGCTGTTTTCAAATCGTCAGCATTTTTAAATTGATAAAATCTTCCTTCTCCGGGAACACGACTAGCAATCATCTGTCCTCCGAAAAGATCTCCCATGTGTCTTACATACATATGAGCCATGATTTTATCTTTATCTTCTAAGTTAGAAAGATACTCTGCATATGTTCTAGTCGATGGAAGGATAGCATAATTGGCACCGCCGGTTAGTTCGCATAGATCATCATAGATAGCTCTGCATCTGGCTAAACCGTCCAATCCTTCGAATAATCCGTGAGCAGCAGCCTGATGTTCTAGAATAGAATATACTGCCATCATTTGTGTGAGATAACAAGCATATTGTTCTTTGGTGATTTTCCCGCTGAGTAGAAGTTTAGCAAATTCAGTTCTTTCAGCGTCGTGATGTTTTTCTTTGGTTAGGTCTTTTAAACTCATATAATTCTCCTCGCTGATATTTAACTTGCCAAACTTTTAGTTGATATGAATCTGATTATTCTTCTTCCACTTGTATTTGTAATGGAAATCCGTGTTCGCGAGCAAGTGTTGTACTTTCTACACCTTTCTGTTCTGCGATTTCGAAACTATACACACCTGCAACAGCAGCACCTGTTTCATGTATTTCTAGTGTAATATCTCGAGCAGTTTTTTCAGTATGTCTGAAAACAGCAGTTAATAGTTCAATGACAAATTCCATAGGAGTTTGATCATCGTTTAAGAAAACAACCTTCCACATTTTTGGAGGTTCTAAATTGATTTTAATTTTTTCGTCGATTTTTACGTCTGCTGTGCTCATATAGGGCTCCGTTGTGGGGGAGATTGACTCCCCCGGGTTATACTATTACTTAACCTCTACGACTTCGATCACTCGAGGTTTGAGTTCCTCAGGAACGATGCGCTCTAACATCACTGTTAGAATACCGTTCTCAATTTGGGCACCCTTTACTTCGATATGTTCAGCTAACGGAAATACTTTAGTAAAGTCTCTGCTGGCTAATCCTCGATGTAGATATTGCTCTGGATGATATTCTGTAGTTTGGCTTTCACCTTTGATAGTAAGATGATTATCTTCTAGTTCTACAGTAATCTCAGTCTTAGAAAAACCAGCCACAGCGACCTGTATGAGATAGTCGTTATCACCGGTTTTAATAATATTATGTGGAGGATAGTTGTTGTTGATTTGATTAGCAAATCGACGCTCCATGTCGTCGAACATGCGATCAAAACCTACAAGTGCTCTAGCAAGAGCGTTAGTGTCAAAACGTTGTAATTGTGTCATTTTATTTTCTCCTTAATTAAGCAAGAATTTATGAGGCCTCACCCGAGCACCTCATAAGTTAGTTTAACATTTCTCTGTCTGTGTGTCAATCCTTCTTTTCGCTAAACTCAGCATCTACAATTTCTGGTTCTGCTGATGCCTGTTCTTTTTTAGTTTTAGCCTGTGCAATTGGTACGATAGCAGTGTATAATTCTCCAGCTTTGGTAGTTATATTATCTTTATCGTCACCACGTGCTGCTTCCTCTAATGCTGTGATTGCTTCGTTGATTTTTGTTTTTTCATCGTCAGTGAGTTCAGATTCTACTTCTTTCATATCTGTTCGAGCAGCGTGTATCTGTGCTTCTGCACTATTGCGGGCTTCAACTAATTCTCTCTGCTTCTTATCTGCTTCTGCGTTGGCTTCGGCATCACGGATCATCTGATCAATCTGATCTTTACTTAGTCCCGAATCTGATTTGATAGTGATCTTATTTTCTTTGCCTGTGCCTTTGTCTTTGGCTGAGATATTCATGATACCGTTAGCATCAATATCAAAGGTAACTTCGATCTGTGGCATACCACGACGTGCCGGCGCGATACCTTCTAGATTAAATTCTCCAAGCAGTTTGTTATGCTGACAGAATTCTCTTTCGCCTTGAAAAACTTTGATAGTAACTGCTGGCTGATTATCTTCTGCTGTTGAGAAAGTTTGACTAGCTTTGGTAGGAATAGTAGTATTCTTCTGGATGATCTTGGCCATCACACCGCCGAGTGTTTCGATACCAAGACTCAAAGGTGTAACGTCTAACAGTAGAACGTCTTTACGATCGCCACCTAACACAGCACCTTGGATAGCGGCTCCGACTGCCACTGCCTCATCTGGATTCACATCCTTACGAGGTGATTTGCCAAAAAGTTTCTCCACTGCTTCCTGAACCTTAGGCATGCGAGTCTGACCACCTACAAGAATAACTTCGTCGATATCTGCGGCAGTAACTCCTGCGTCTTTCATCGCGATGCGGCAAGGTTCTAAACTGCGTTGAATAAGATCTTCAACTAGACTTTCTAATTTTGCTCGAGTTATTTTTACTACTAGATGTTTTGGTCCGGAAGCATCAGCAGTAATGTAGGGAAGATTAACTTCAGTTTGGTTGCTGTTAGATAATTCAATCTTGGCTTTTTCTGCAGAATCTTTTAATCTCTGTAGAGCCAACGTATCATTTTTAAGATCTACACCTTGTTCTTTTTTGAACTCATCGACTAAGTAGTCCATGATGCGTTGGTCAAAGTCTTCACCGCCTAAGAATGTGTCACCGTTGGTGCTAAGAACTTCGATCTGTTTGTCACCATCGATGTTGGCGATTTCAATAATGCTAACATCAAATGTTCCGCCACCTAGATCATAGACAGCAACTTTACGATCCTTACCGTCTTTCTTATCCACACCGTAGGCCAATGCTGCGGCAGTCGGCTCATTGATGATACGCAGAACTTCTAGACCTGCGATCTGTCCTGCGTCTTTGGTTGCTTGACGTTGTTGGTCGTTGAAATAAGCAGGAACAGTGATAACTGCTTTGGTAACTGTTTCACCTAGATAGTCTTCGGCAGTCTTTTTCATCTTGCGAAGAACTTCAGCAGAGATCTGTGGAGGGGCTAGTTCTTTGCCCTGAGCACGAACCCACGCATCACCGTTCTTTGATTCCATGATCTCGTAAGGCATTAGACCGATGTCTTTTTGTACTGCATCTTCTTTGAACTTACGTCCAATTAAACGCTTGGCAGCATAGATTGTATTTTTGGGATTAGTTACTGATTGACGTTTAGCTGTAGCACCAACTAGAATTTCTTCTGCGGTGTATGCTACGATACTAGGCGTAGTTCTAGCACCTTCGCTATTTTCAATTACTTTGGAATTTCCGTTTTCGATAACGGCTACGCATGAATTTGTTGTACCTAAATCGATACCAATAATTTTACTCATTTTTTCCTCCTTAAATTAAGCGAGTAAGTTTTGGGCAACTGCCCTATGTAGAACCCGAAGCGTTCTACAAAAATATTTATCTCAGAAAAACGTCATTAAACTGTTTATTGACCCGGATAAATGTAGTACATTTTGAAAGCTGTTTTAGGCTGGCGGCGCCTACGTAAGTACATGTACTTCTAATACCGCCCAATAAGTCCAAAATTGTACTTTTTACAGCACCCTTATATGGAACACGAACTGTACGTCCTTCACTGCTACGATAATCAGCAACACCGCCGTGATGTTTATTCATTGCTGTATCACTACTCATGCCGTAAAATTCTACATATTTCTTTTTTGGTGTTTGGGTAAAATCTTCCCAAATTTGGCCACCGCCCTCATCATGTCCAGCCAACATACCACCTAGCATCACAAAGTCTGCACCAGCGCCGAAAGCTTTAGCAACATCACCAGGGCATACACATCCGCCATCAGCAATAATGTGCCCGCCAAGACCATGAGCGGCATCGGCACACTCAATAATGGCACTAAGCTGAGGGTAACCCACACCAGTTTGAATACGAGTAGTACAAACGCTACCAGGGCCAATGCCCACTTTAATAATATCAGCGCCACGTAAAATTAACTCCTGTGTCATGTCTGCGGTAACAACGTTACCTGCGATAATAGTTATACGAGGATATGTTTGTCTAACTTTAGAAACATATTCTCCAAAATGTTCGCTGTATCCATTGGCTACATCGATGCAGATAAATTGTATCTCTGGATAAGCATTTACTATCTGTCTTAGTTTTAGAAAATCTTTATCACTGGTTCCTGTACTAACAGCAAAATAATTCCCGCCGGACTTAGCTATAAGGTCGTGCAGATCATCTTCGCTATAACTTTTGATCAAGCATGTAAAAAGTTGATGCTCGGTTAAAGCCTCAGCCATACGAACAGTTCCGACACCGTCCATGTTACTGGCCATTACAGGAACTCCAGTCCATTCGAAACCACTGTGCTTAAATTTGTAAGTACGATTTAGATCTACTTCTTTACGACTGCTGAGTGTGCTTCGCTTGGGGCGAATGAGGACGTCAGAAAAATCTAGTTTGACTTCGGTTTCAATACGCATGATTACCTCTGGTTAGCTAATGGAGAGATCAATTGTCCATTAAGTGAGCTTGAAGTTCGCAATACTTTGAAAACGTTTTGTACTCCTACTGCCTGATTCCACGCATCTTCGAGAGCATGATGTTTTAGTACAGGAGGACGATTAGGATTGATTCCAATATCAAAAATCGTTCGTGTATCGCGAACTTCCCAAAACTGCCAAGGAATAGATTTTTGTATTTTTCTATAGATGTGTTCGCAGATAGGAACGTCAAAACCTGCACCATGGCACCACACACGTTTTGATCCCCAAGCAAATTTATAAAGTTGATTCATAGCATCAACGATATCAATGCGCCCTTCGGGACTAAAAGCTTCTTCTTGAGCTTCTTTACTTTGACTGCTCCACCATTCTAAGGTAGCTTCGGATACTGTTAGTCCTAGTCGATCGCAACTATCAAGATCGACTTTAACATAGAATTTATCTGAGGTAGGTTCATTAACATCGTCACCAAATGGATCGAATCGAACCGCTCCTATAGTTAGTATTGATGCTGTTGGGGTAACATCCAACGTTTCAAGATCGATCATTAGATCTGTATTATTTGACATTTATTATCTTTCTAATCTGATTAACAATTAATATTATAACAGATTAACATGTAGATGTCAATATTTTTTTGGTGGTAACTGTTGGTCTTTTAACTGTTTCTTCCAGCGAGCTTTGGCAGCAGATTTTTTACGTTTTCTTACTGTGGTGGGTTTCTCATAAAACTCTTTTGCTCTTAGAGTTTCCAATAATTTAGAATCGCTGATTTTATTTTTGAAACGACGAAGAGCTTTTTCAATTGGCTCTCCTTCTCTGACTACGACTGTAAGACCTGATGTTTTATTTTTAAGCATATTGTTGTTCATAAGTTATTATATATTTTTGTAAAATGATAGAAAATTCATCTGAATCATGTATGACACGATTATTAATTATCCCTAGACTTTTCAATATTCCAAAATAGTGAGCCTTATTGTAAGCGGCGAAATATCCAACTAATTCACCGTTGTCTGCTTCGGCATTGAAGACAATCAAATGGCTTTTATTTTTCTTATCGAATAGCCATTCTAGAGATTCGTTGTTCCAGATATAGATAACGACATTTGGCATTTCGGCAGTCTTGTGTAGGCTGTCTGAAATGATTGAAGTTTGAGTTTGGTTTAATCCTACCAAAAGGATTCGAAAAGAATCTTCTAAAACATCATCAGGGTCTGTTACAAGAGAAACTTTATTGGTCATTATCGGATTTTTTATCTTTTATTTTAGCCCACAATGTCTGAGAATTCTGTTCTGCGTTCTGTTGGTATTCGACTGAACGGATTACTTGATTTTTTCCTTCTTTATCGACATAGGTTAATTCTTTTTTCTTTTCAATTTGTTCTTGTGCCCATTTGGCTGCTTCTAACGCTGCGTCGTCGGCTTCGTAATCCGCCTGAGGTTTTAGGTAATCTTCCCACGGTAATCGATCAATAATTCCTCTTTCTAGAAGTTTTCTTTGGTGTTTTAACGAAGAATCGGGATTATCGTGTTTCCAAGATTTCATCGCTGCTTTTTCATCATCGGGAGCAGAATCTAAAATCTCATCATCTTCTTTCTGTATTTCTTCAACGGCGGCTTTTTCAGCCTCTTCGATCATCTCATTCCATTCTGCTAACGGATCTTTTTCTTGAGAGTCTTCAGGCAATGATGCTAGGGTAGCATCAATATCAATTTCTCGATCTATTTCAGCTATTTTTTCGTTAGCTTCGTCTGCGAGATCTCTTTCCGCCACTCTTCGATCTTCTGTGCGTTGTTCTGAACTTCCTGCATCAGATTCTCCGACATCTGGCTGATGTGGTATGGGTGCCTCTTCTCCGTTTCTTTCTTGCGGGGTCGTCTCTTGAACCAACTCATCATTTCGCTCCTTTTCTTGCCTAAACCATTGGAAGCTATATTGACTGGCTAAGAGCAAGATAACTGCCAACGGATCGAAAACAAGAACTATAATGATAATTACCCAAGTTACTGCTTTCTCAAGAATATTAGCGTCCGGGTTATCGCCATAGATTAATTTAGCGATGTATTTTATCGGTCCGACTTCTGCTTCAACTTTACGAACCTCGGCACGTATTGGGGCTGCTTCTTCGTTGAGTTTGGCGATTACAGCTTGGGATTTTGCTATGTCGTTTTGTAGGGCTGATCTTTCTCTAGCTTGATTACGACGGATCTGAACAGCACGTTCTGCACCTTTGGCATCGTCAGTTCTACCGAGGACTTGATCTACTTGGGAATCCATCTGAGCCAATGCTTTCTTGGCTGCTTCGATATTGTCTCTTTCAGTTTTAATTTTTTCGTCTATCAGAGAAATGCGAGATTGAACATCTCCACTAATAATGTTTTGGTCTAAATGTGCTTTTGAAAGATATCCAAAAATGCCCATCGATGTGATCAGCATCAATATGGCGATCGCTATAATAAGGTATAATTTAATTAATCGGGGAGCTCTTTTCCAATTCCACTTTAACCATACAGTGGCGACTAATTTACTGACTTCAAGAGCGACACCCATGATAATAATAGACATGGCGCTGGCAGCAAAAATAGCCACTAGTCCAGCCACACTATACCAAACAGCGACAGCGGATATGGTTAATCCGCTGATCAGTGCTAGGTAAGCAATTATTTTATCTGATAAGGTATATTTCATTGAACTAATATTTATCGCTGATCCAACGCCACGAATTACTTGCATTTTCATAACAGGCAGTTCTAGAAATGGTATCAACCTTTTTTCCGCTGGCTACCTGTATATGTAATCGTCGGCAGTATCCTTGGCTCGAAGGAAATGTTGCAACAGGCATGGCATAACCTCCCACATCTCCTAATCTCCAAATTACTCGTTGCCCTAATTCTGCTTTTTTTAAAGCAGTGGTCACTGCTTCGCCATGTGCTTCTTTTTCGATAGGACTAAGACTATAATAGCCGCCAGCTACAAGGCCTACTAAAAAACTAACTGCATCACCATTTCCGTAGTCGTAATAATTAGGCAATGGGATATCTTGATTAGAATCAACAGATGTTTTGTCGATCCAAGGAGCAACATTAAATTGTTCCCATGAATTGTCGGGCTTCATGCAAGATACCACTCGTTGATCTTTAGAATGATCTATCCTGGCCGGAACTCCGCAGGTTCCATTAAGTAGTCCGGCACGTTTAAGTTGGTGAGAGTTATCAACACAGACTTTTTCTGTGATAGTTCGAACAGATTCTATTCCGTCTTTATTAACGAAATGTTCTGTTTTAGTTTGAACGTCACAAAGTGTCGGAGTTTCTGCCCATGCTACAATAGGTAGCATGAGCAGTATCGCATAGCGGTTCATTATCGTACAGGTTTAGAAGTTACTGTATCAAGTTCTTTAAATGCTTCAACTGAACGATTAGCAGTTTTAGCATTCAACTCATCATTAACTTTAGTACGTTTGAGTTGATTAGCTTCTCCAAACGGCAAAGACATTAGAATATAAGTGCGATATCGAGTACCTTCAGGAACACGTTTGATTTCAACGACCTCTGCTCCAGTAACATCAACTTTACGACACAATGAACGAATAGCCATTTCACTGTTTTCGTTTGAGCTAGATGCTACGTCATTTCGAAATACTCGACTTTGAGCATCCACTTCGCCACCTGCGCTCATACAGATCTTACCCAAAGCCATAACTTTAGCTTTCTCGTCAGCCATTGAAAAGTCTCCGCTAACGGAAGTACCATTGGCATAGACTGCGCTGGTTGATTTAGGCAGTTCGGTCATCCATTTAGGTGCTTTGTCGATCGAACGCTCAACATATTTTTCCTGACGCTCACGAGCTTCGTCTGCACGTTTTTGATAAACATCAGTAGTACCACAGGCTGTCAAAGCAGCCACGATTGGAAGTAATACAAGTGCCTTTTTCATTATTGCCTCTCTGTAAAATTAACGATTACGGATCCACTCACCGGCTTTTGATAAGTCCTGTCCGGCACCTGAAACTGCGCCGCCTACAGTACCGCAAGCAGTGAGAGAAAGAGCTACCAAAATAACAGCAGCAAATTTCATAATAAATCCTTTCTGTGTGTGTTAAGACAATAATAGTATAGCACCACTAGACAAAAAGTCAAGAGTGATGCTAACCAAAATTATTTGAAAAAGATCAGAGCCATCATTACGGCTTGAATAATGAAACCAACTCCGATAGTGACCAAATTAAGAGTGTCTTTTTGGACCGCGGCTTTGATGAACAATAATGTTAAACCAGCCCAAACTAGCAAGACTAAATCAACACCCGGTAATCGGTCAGTGAGTCCAGCCATAACGGCCATCAAACTTGGAATAGTTGATGCGTGTAATACTAAAACAGCGATCCAACCCAATGCTTCTGCAGAGATATGACTGAACTTCTCAACGAAAAATTCTTTGATCTTGCTTAGATCAAATTTGAATGGTACTTTAGATTCTTGCATATTTGCCGCCTTTCTCTTTCTGTTTGTAGAAAATGTGTGTTCCGATTTTGCCAATCTTATCTAGATTCCATCTAGGATTGACATAGTCGGCATGATAATACAATGCTTCTTTAAGAACGCTCAATCTGAAATCTTCCAAAAGAACCTTCTTGGCTACTTCATAGCTTTCTCTGTAAGCGGCCGGATTAACTGGACGAGCTTTTGTAGCAGAATCGCAATACCATGAGAATTGGCAAACGATTTTGTCCATAACTGGAGTCTTTTGATAGATCACAGCGCAGATATCTTTAGGGAAATCTGGATGGGCTACTCGATTCAAAGTAACCTGAGCTACTGCTACTTTGCCTTCGAATGATTCATAGCCTGCTTCACGATAAATGTTCATCGCTAGACAGTCTAATTGACGCTCACGAGTTTTAATTGAAACTACTTCGTGGCTGTAATATCCGTTCTTTTCTTTTAGAACTCGAAACTTAGATTCTGTGATGCCTTGAACCAAAACAAACACAGCGATAAATCCTACTAGGTAGGATAAAATTTTAAATGACTTTTCCATAAGTCCTCCTTTCATTTGGTGTAGTGATTCTCTACTACATTACATTAAGGGAGTAACTTCACGAGGCTCTATAAAAGAACCCTGGGTTCGTGTAGTTGTCTCCATTGGACGCATGATCTCATAACTCATGTGCCTTTGGAGCCTTGACCGCCCGAATCTCACGGGTTTCTCA